GCTAAAAAATACTTCTAGAATGGTGGCATTGCCTTGGACTGCTTGTTTACAGAAATCAGCTAACTCATAACTAGTGTTATCCTCATTTCCCTCGATCCAAACAGTATTCTTATCTTTCTTGAAAGGGCTTAACTTATCTTGAAGTGAGGAAATATGTATGCCACGGTAATCGTAATCTGATTCGGGAGTATCCAAACCATGCAACTTACTTCCAACCAATACTTTTGCTAAAATTTTCATTTCTCTCCTTTCGGCTTAATTGCTTTCCAAACTTTTGCTTTTACATCTTTTCCAGACCTGACAGCAAAAATGTACTCTCGCACCTCTTTAATCTCTTCATCATCAGACAGGGCGATTTCTTTATTGGTCATATTGATGGTATCTGCAAGAGTTTGGTTAATTTTGTCAAATAGCTCGTTGTATTCAAGAAGTAGTTCTCTTTCGGTCTCATCTAACCACTTGATAAACTCCTCTGGGATGTTCATCCTGTCTATTCTCTGACCTGATGATAATGCTTCCCAAACCCTCTTCGGGGTAAACTCGGTAACAATTCGATGAAGCCTAATGTACTCATCGGTCTTGTACTTTAGACGATAGCTTCCATAGTTCACCACTACACCCTCGTGGAGTCCGTCTTTGTTTAAGACATTCACATCTAACAAGGTCTCGTAGTTATATAGCTTTGGTTTATCAAACTTAAACTCATCAGAATAGATGTCGACATCTTTTCCTGTTCTGTTGTCGATAATGGCAAGAAGTACAAGCTTTCTCTCGTCACCATAACTTAAGACAATTTGGTTGTCGGGGTGGATTAACTCAAAGTGGTAAGTCAAGCCCTCTTTGAAGTCGTAGTTGTTTTCATCTACAATTTCTTTTGCCATTCGAGCTTGGTCTGACTCAAAACTGGCTTTTGAGGTAATAACTAATCCATGTTTCTGGTCTTTTGTAATCTTAATTAGAGAACCGTCTAGCTTCTCTTGTATTACTGGGAGTTGCTCTTTTAACATAAGTTTCTCGACTTTAATACCATCAGGCTCATCATGATTGAAGAACTTCGGAATACATCGCTGGACTAATACTCCGTCATCGTCAAACACAATACCACGAGCATTTAGGGTGCAGTTATTCCACAGACTTTCGAATTGAGTAAACTCGGTGTACTGATAGATGGTCATGTCTTCATAAGTTTGGCTTCTAACCAGACCCTTTTTAACATAATCATCAAACTTTGATTTTTCTGGTAACATCATATCTCCTACATCGTTAATCTTATTGCTGCAAACACCTCTGCATGGGTTACTCCACATTTTCCACCCTCTGCTCTTGCTTCATAGTCAAGATATTCTGGACTACTTGGGTGTGGGTATGGCAGTATCTCGCTTTTGTGTGCTTTAATAGCTGATGATTTTCTATCTACTGCTAATGGCGATAATTTCTTGAACAAACTAAACTGCAAATTAGGACTATATATATCAATCTGACTGACTGGCTCTCTATAAACTAATACAGTAGGAATAAACCATTCATCTTCATTAAGACTTAATCTGGAGGCTCTAACTCCTGCCTCATAGACAGCACAATGATCTTGATGGACAGACGGAAACGGAAGATACATAATGTCTGGCTTAAATTCATTTTTAATCTTGTCTATAAACGTAGTGAGTCTTCTTGGGTCATCACCTATATGCCCATCCTTGAACCAATATCCTAATTCATGTGCAATAATTGGTTTGGCGAATAAAGCCTGACAAGCCTTCTTAAACTGGGTATCTCTAATATGTCTGTTATGGTCTGCTATAAGCACCGTGTAGACAATATCATCAGCAAGTACATGTTCTGCTATTGTGCCACCCATCCCAAGTTCAGAATCATCTGCATGTGGGGTTAAAACTAAAACTTTCATTAGAAGTATTTCTCCATATACCATTCATAAATTGACGACCATATTGGCTTAATAATCTCAAAACAATACTCAAATATATGGATGTCATTTTGCGAGAACCCCTCTGCCTTAGCTGTATTAAGCACCTCACCAGTCTCATAATCAAGCTTATAATTGGTTGCAGATGACATATACCAAATCATATCTTTTACAAACTGTTCATTATTGTAGTATTTCTTGTCCATCTTACCAATTAAATCTTCAACAGCAGTTTTAAGCGGAGTAGGGACTAATCTTTTTTCACCATTTTCCCACTCTGGTTTATTTAATGACAAACCAATGAGGGGTGGGAAACAATGAAAGTCCAATGCATACCATGGGATGTCTTCAATAGTAGCTTCTTTAATAAGTGAATAGTTGACTGTTGGTGCTTGTAATGCTTCTCCATAGAACATTTCATATGTATATTTTTCACCGTTAACCCATTTCTCACCTGCGTGATTAATCATGGATTCAAACATATGGACATCGCCTTTAAGACCACCAATAGACCCCCTAAACCTACAAGCTAACAAAATATCTTTCTGCCATTGACTTAGATAGTCGAATTGAGCCTTTTTCAATACAAACTTAGTCTCTGGTTTGTACTCCCAACAATCCCTAAAATTAGCAGATGCGGCATCCCTAACTATGGTCAACATCATACTTTTATCAGTATCAGTAGCAACTTCACCAGATTTACTTAATCTCTGGATTATTTCTACCATGCGAGGCATTAGAGGGTGAATACTAACATCTTCTGGAGCTATGACCATCACTCTTCTAGCAAAATCCAATGGGTCTTGGTCTATATTTCCCTTAGCACACCTTAAAGCTGCTTCAACGTTACCACGCCTTACATGCTTCTGGCACGCCGACTTATATACTGATTTTGGCAAAATCTTTTTGTCTTCAAACATACTTGTTTGCATCTTAGTCCTTCCCTTTTTCTATACTATTATTATAGCATTTATGCCTATGGTTATCAATTTATATTACAGTTTATAATGTTTTTCTTTAGTCAAATATTCTATGTAGCTCAATCGACTCTCTTTATCGTCATTCTCTTTACTGACGGCATAAATATAATCTCCACCATCATAACTAGAATACATATGAGTTGCGTTAAAGAAATCCTCATACGACATTTCTAAATATTTTTGATATTTTTCTTCCATTACTATAACTCATCAACTACGAGTGGTTCAGATTCATCTGTACCATAATCTCCAATCTCATAATCATCAACAATTACGGAAGCACAATCATTGAAATATTCACGACGTTCTTCTGCAGACATTTTGTCCCACTTTTCTTGTTCTATTTCTAATTCTTTATGACCATTCCTTAAATAACCTTGAACATATTCTAAATCTTGTGTAATTTTTAACATTTTAGTCATTTTAATTCTCCATTCTTATTTATTCATTTTCGCTATATTTTTGACTAAATTCCCATAGCTCACAAAAATTACTAACATTTGGGTGTGATCCATCTGCTAAGGTAGTATTTTTATTAAACTTATCAAAATCTTTGTTGCAATCATAGAAATAGTAGCTAAAATCATCACCTAATAGATCTAGCACTACATCCATAATCAATTCAGATGAGTTAGGAATACCGATAAATCCCATGTAGATTTTGTATTTTTCAGTTACAACTTTGAGATTGTTACTTAACTCATCTTCATAATTCTCCTGCCTAGAATAGGCTTCTGCTAGTTTTATGAATGCTTCTTTGCTTAGCTTGTTTGTCATTGCTAATCCTCCTTTCTTGCTTTACATTTGCCACACTTGCCATTTATCGTATGGGTCATACACCAGCAATGCTTGCATAGACTGATATTATTGGTACTTACTGCATATGGCTCTTGACTTTTCATACTCATCACCTTATCCAGTAATCAATTTAATTAACAACAATACTACTACTATCGGCAATATAAGCCCAGCTAATGCTGATATTAAAACAATAATTATAAATGTACTTTCGATTAAATGTTCGATAAAATCTTTCATTTTTCCGCTATCCTCGATTCATGAATATCACCAATGACTTCGCACCAGTCTCGATGGTCATAAAGCTTGCTTACTCCACCGAATATTCCAATCCACGCTATCTGCCACTCCCCACTCGCATGTTGAACTATTTGACCTGTGTTATCTCCATTATGTTCTGCGACAATATCGCCCTGATAGACCTCTTTGCCATTCTTGTCTTTAATGTCAGTAGATTGCTCAATAACAATGTCTATGGTGGTAAAAAACACCCCACTAGTCTTTATCCAACCAATCCATCGCCCGAGCTCATCAAGAGTAACAAAATCACAATACCTACTATATTCATTACTCCAAGCTCTAAATCTAGCTCTTTTCATATTCTCCCATTTCATATTTACGCACAATCTTCCATTGTTTTTTATGTTTTTTGAGGGAGCTTTTAAGTGCTTCTATATTCTGGAAATAGATTATTCCTGGTTTATAATATGTAGAGTTTGTAATAACAAAAATAGTGCCACCATAAAAGACGGACCAATTAGAATCACCCTGAACCCACTTCCCACCATCGGCATCGTCTAAGAGTGTCTGGCGAGCTGTATCATATTTGAGCTTGACTTCAGCTTCTTCTTCTGTCAATTCATAATTACCAATACGATAACGAAGGTCATCTTCTATGTCTCTATAATCTTCTCCTTTGTCTACATATCCAAAGTCATTCACATAATAATATTCACTTCCATAATCTGCTCTACACCTTTTGTTCTTAGAGATTTCCTCGAACCAATCATTGAGGATTTCTGGATTTTTATCGATGGTCTCTTTATGATAAGCCAATCTTAATGTATCTTTTTGAATCAGACATCCTTGTTCTGGATGAATAAAGAATAAATCTCCCTTCTTGAACATCGGAATATCTTTAGTCAATTTATAAATCTTCATAATGCTCTCCATCAATTACAATCTTCTCAATAACTTTTCTAGACTTTTTGTCCATAAAGCCTGTAAAGAATAAAATAACACTTATAAACAGCTCAATGGATGACATGATTAAAGGCATCAGGATGATTTCCCATCCCCAATCAACTGCATTTAACAGCTTTAAGATTATTAAAATTATTTGTAAAACAAATACTGAACTCATTTCCGTTCCTTTCTTATTGAGAGAAGAATTGTCGCCGTTGTGAGAGAATACAACATGGCTCCTCTTGTAGATGCAAAAGTTTGGCAACAATCGTTAATCATGATGACAATGATGCTTCTCTTTGTTAATTTTTTCTATAATGTCGTCATCGCTTAATTGTTCAGGTTCTTCAAAACTTTCTAGCTTTTCGATAATCAATCGGTTAGTTTCTTTAATTTCTCTTAACTCATTTAAGATTGTTTCAAATTGCTCATTAGTCATGCTTAATACCTAAATAGTCTAGTTTGTAAAGAATATTGTCTGCAAGGTTACTAAATGAACCAAGCTTCAAATCATCAAGCTCTTTAACCAACTTATGCCTATAAGTCTGATATTCCCAAAAACACAATGAGCAGGTTGATTCACCATAAGTGATTTTAGATATTCTTAAATTATCAGAGTATTTAAGACCTGCTAGCTCCATATAATCTTCAATGAACCTCTTTTCTAGATCGCTAATTAGCATTGAAGTATTCCTCAATAATTGAACGAGTTTTTCGTTCTCGTTTTGCAATTTTAACAATGTTCTTGAAGTCTTTTGTAGATAGCTCACAAAGACATTCAATAAGTTCTTGATAGCTTAGTAAGTCTTTTGGTTCATTGTCTACCAATGTCTCAATGGCTTCCTCTGCTTTGCTTTTTAGTGTTGTCATTAAGTCCTTCCTTTTGTTAATTTGTTTATATTCTTATTCTAACAGAGATACTGATAATTGTAAAGGTTATTTTTGAAGATTTTCTAAGATAATCAAAAAGCCTCACCGTATAAGATGAGGCTCTTGACTAGAACGGAACTTCAGATAAATCCATTGGTTCTTCAATATTGGTTGCACCCTCTAATGGGTCGGTAACGCCTGTGCTTGCTTCATTGTCTTTTGGTGTAAAGACAGACATCCAACCATCAAACTGTTTACTGGTAGGGATTGAATCAATTCTAAGGTTCAATTTCTTATCATTTACTAACCTAATCAAGGCTTCTACATCTTCTGTATTCGCATCCGACTTGATGAAGATTGCTCCAGTCCTCGACCATCGTGTTTTGGGGTCGTTGACATCTCCATATCTCTCTCCAAAGACTATATTTAATTTTGTTGCCATATTAGCTCCTTTCTTTTATTATTCCATTTGCTTTTTGCCAATCTGCTAACTTACGTTCATATTCGCTTTTAAGCTCATCTGCTTTCTCTTTGCCACCTGCCGTTAAGCGATATTTAATCGATTCTTTTAGAATATCTACTATTTCGGTAGGTACTCGTTTTTCATCACGCCTTGGCTCAGGGAGTGCATCATATTCTCTTCTTGGCAATTCATCTAATCTTGGCTGTGTAATCATCGAGATGGACTTAGGCTGTACAAAATCAGTTCCATCTTTATGATTTAATCTAAATGGTTTGTTCAAGGCTATCATTTGCTCAATAGCTTTTACCTGCTCTTCTTTTACAAGCCTTGATTCACCATTCCAATATACTATTTTTGCGTACTTCATACTGTCTTAATGTCGAAATTATCATAATCTTTCTTAGCTAGTTCGTAAAGTCTAATGTATTGTCTCCTCAAGCTTGCACCAGACCTAATTTGCTCTCGCCAGTCAAATCTACTATCAGGCGAATAAAGACAAAACAAATATCGTACAATGGCTTTTATCTGCTCATAACTAACTCCGTCTGCTGTATTCATCAAACGGATGTCATCAGCCCATTGTTCAAGATTGATTTTCTTTGCGTAATATGGGTATCTTTCTACAACATAATCCTTCAACATCATAGCTACATCAAGTGCATCTTGATCTATCTGTTTCTTGACTACTGTTTTGACAGTATCATTTTTAATGTGCGTTGCTACTACAAGTATTTGTCCAATCATTGGCTCAAGTGCTATATCAGCTTTCGCTACTTGCTCTAGAACTTTCTCCACCTGCGTCTTTGTTAGCCTCAGACTTAGGAGATTCTTTAGATTCTCCATTTTTTACCTCCTCAAAATATTTTTCAACTACATCCTTCAAAATCATTTCCGTGGCTACTTTGACTTTAGCCTTTACCTCATCACTACCTTCATTCTTTTTCAATTTCTCCTGAATAAAATCAGAATGATAAGCCTTTGCAAGCGAATCAACCATCATATAAGCATGTGCGATTGCTTCATCTCTTAACTTTAAGAACTCTTCTTTCATTTTAATCCTTCCTCTGAAAGTTCATATTTTTTCGTTAATTCGTTATACTTAAAAACTGTAATTTTCCCAGTTTTATTATCAGAATAGATTCTTATACTTCCAACTTCTCGAATAAACTTGAAACCTCTCTTACTTATACTGCCTGCATTGCTGGCAACATTTTTTGCTAAATCTCTATTAGAGGCAAATCCTTTCTCGCAACTAACTCTCCCACCTTTAGCTCCTTGGATTTTATAAAAATCTTTGCCGTATTTTTCTTTATTAGTTTTGGCGGCTTTTAATCCACCAATTCTACTCCCTGAGATGTTCTTAATCCTCCTTTGCCAATATTTTGTATAAATTATCTCGCCAACTAATTGCCTCTTCCAACGTAGCCAAGCTTGTTTTACGGTATTTTTTCTTGTTTACCTGCAAACTTACCACATATTTTCCGAATTGTTTAGATATATGCCTTGGCAACATATAATACTTACGACGAGTTTTCTGATATTCTACGCCTGAACATGCTAATTTATAAGCACGTTTTGCTTCTTCTTCTGTGTCATACCTACCATAGAACTCACGACGATAACGAGCAATCCATCTACCTCTATTCTTGTCATAGCAATAACCTTTTGTGTTATGGTGATTCTTACTGTTCTCTGCTACTGTACATATTCTCAAATTACATTTACGATTGTCTAGTGTATCTCCGTTGAGATGGTCGACAACCATACCCTCTGGACAATTCATAATCAATCTATGTAGCCTGAATGTTTCACCATTATTTCTACGGACTGCATAGCCTGTATCTGATAAATGCCATACAAGATGATTGTATTTTTTATAGTCATCATCATCTACTTTTGTTGACTGACCTTTTGCTCTCTTCCCTGATAATATAATCTCTTTCATATTTTAATTATATTATGTGTGGAAATATTTATGCAAGTATTTAAGTACCTGTCATAATGTTAATATACTCAACTCTATATTTTTCAGCAACTTTTGCTAAATTAAGAAATTTCATTAAGTCCTTTCTGTGTTAGTTATTATGTTTATATTCTAGCAAATATCTGAATAGTTGTAAAGTTTATTTTTATGAAATAGAAAAAAGACCTCGTAGCCTAGGTCTTTTCACCGGAGATATTGTACAAAAAACATAAAGACAGACGTAAGGAGGCTACTCCAATACGTGGGCTAACATGGAAGGACTTAATTTCACAAGATAAACCACGACTGCCTGTCCTCTTTATTATAGATTTAATTCCCAAGATTGTCCAGAGTTCTTAGATGTACAATACTTAATCAACTGCACAACATGGTCTGGAATATCAACAAGCACTTCATTTCCAGTAATAGTCTTGTTCAGCAATACAGACTGCCAATGGTGTTTATCTGAATGCACCATTCTATGGCATCGCTCACATAACAAAATGAGATTAAATGGTTCGTGTCCATTTCTCCAACTAGACCTATAAATTATATGATGAATATGCAAATTATTCACAGAACCACACAATCTACAATGCCTATCTCGTTCATAAATCAATTTCCTAGTATGTTGTGGTATGTCTATTGCCTTCATGGCTTCATTATAGCCCCTGTATGGCGTTTTAGCGATTCAAATGATATTTTATATGTCTTACTGGAGAAACTGTCTGTATGAGCCGTTTAACACGACTGACCATGCATTCAAACCCTGACCTTTATAGATCCTATAAGCACAACTTACATTAGTTGGAATATCGAAAGTATCACAATCTTCCCTACCCTCTAAAATACGAATCTGGAACATCCCCACCGAGTATCCATAAGTCCTTCCATTGTTCTGATAGGTCAATGTCTGGTCTCCGACTGCATCTTTCCTGTGTCCACTTTCTGCTTTTGCAACAGCAAGCATAGTATTCACATCCCAGTCGTATTTTTGAACTTCTTGGACCAAAACATCGTAATCTGTGAGGATTTTCTGTTCAGGCTCTTCCACGGATGCCTGTTTTTCTGGGATAGATTCTGCTTGAACACTATCAACTATTGTCTGTGTATTCGGTGTCAACCACATAAAGAACAAATATCCTAGTGCTACCACCATGCAACTAAGTGGCAAGTTCTTACGCATTTTCTACAATCTTGTTTACGATTTTGTTAATCAAGAGTACCAAGCCGATGACAGATAGTGCAATAGCTGGTTTGTTATCTCCCACTAGGTTGAATATTCCAAACACTGCAAGTCCAGCGATGAATAATAAACTGATGATTGCTGTACCCTTAGAATTGAATACTGCATTGTATAAGTTGTTAAAAAACTTTTTCATTTTAAGTCCTTCCTTATAAGCTTCGTAAATAAACATTTAGTTCTGCCATGATACAAGCCTTGGCTTCTTTTAATGAATATTCGCCATTTTTGTATTTTTTACTAATTGTTTTGATGTCCGAGGTAAACTCGTTATCTGTCATTTTTGTTTTCATTTTTTCTCCTTGTTTGTTTTTGCTTTTTTGGGTCATCATATTTTATTTATGATGATAATACTATTCTACCATAGTCCTTGTGGTTTGTCAATAGTGTTTATGGTTATTATTTCATGAATTTGTTTTCTTTGATAATTTGAGTATATTCTTTATCCCAGTTTGGGACAACGCCTCTCTCTTCCATTATCTTGCACCTGTAATTGGTCTGTTCTTCTGCAGTTAAGCTTCTCCACCAAGCTTGACGGTCTTTTTTAGTTAATTTCTTCATATAAGTCCTTCCTTGTTTTTAATACCTTTATTATACCACAAAAAAGACCATACGACAATGTGAGACTGTATGGTCTTTTACTTCTAGCGTAGCGAATGCCAGACACTTCGATTATACATCAATACTGGTCATTTGAATACTTATCGTAATTTTTCTGTGCATCTTTTTCTTTCTCAATTAAGCTTGCAAGTTTGCGTACTGTGATGAACTCCTGCTCTCCACGGTTACATTTAATCTGTGCAATCCTTAATGCTGATGATGCTAGAATTATTCTATTTTCGGCTTCTTGGACATCTTCTTGTTGCGTAACCCATGCCTTCCTGTCTTCAACAGAGCTTAATCCTAATTCGTCTTTGTGGGCTGTTGCATACAAATGAGACTTAGCTTTGACTACTTTCAGATTCTGCTCTGCTTCATCTAGATCCACTTGGGCATTATTGACTTCATTAGCTAGTTTTGCGATAGTTGCTGGCATTCGAGATAGAATCTCTCTAACCTGTTCCTCATTGTATACATTTTTGCCAGTAACTTCTAATTTATTTTCAAGTCCTTCCATATTTTAGTAATCCTTATTCTGCTTTCTCTACATCAGATGCACGCTTGACGATTTCATGCCCCTCATCACCAATAAACGTAACATTGTCATCGGCAACACCAGTTACCTTAACATAACGCTCACCAGTAGAGGTTTTATAAATGATATGGTCGTTAATCTTAATGCCGTTACCAAGGTCATCGTACTGGGCTTCACCGATTTCAGGATAAGCTTCCTCTGGAATAGCTCCAAGCTGTGCTGCAACCTCAGTTGGTTCTTCGTGTTTTTCTTCTTGGTGTTTTTCCTGATGTTCAGTTTCAACAACTGGTGTTTCTACTGGAGTTTCAACTGGAGTTTCCACCACTTCAGTATTTTCTTCTGCACCTTCAAATGCTTTATCTACCTTTGCCATAATAGCTCCTTTATTTAATAACTTCATTATAACATGAGCTACCCCTTTCCTCGATACCTAGGGAATTCTTACTACTTATATGTATTAGTTATATATAGTTATACTTACTAAATATAAGTAGGGTGTTCAACTGTTTATCATAACTGTGCTTGTGATAGCTTCAATTTCGGTCAGGCTACCTTTACAGCGACATTATTTTCAGTTTCCTCCAACCTAATTTCTTAGATTACGAAGCAGCAAACTTCTGGTTTAGGATTGCGTCGAGGACTTGGATGGGGGTACAGAGCCAAGTTTTTTATTCGCTAACTGCCGATTTTAATCTCTTCGGATGAGTGAGAGTTTCTATTTCTAACACTATGTGTTATACTTGTTCGTACAAGTAAGTTGTTGAACTGGATACTTGTACTGGAAGTCTCTCGGTGGCTTCCTTTTTTGTGCTATGATAATGTACTTAAACTCATTATAACTTATTGACCGAAAAAGTACAGAGTTTATTACATATGACAATCTACTACTGTAATTTCGGTTTCTGGATCAAGACTAATAAGAAATGCATAAAAATCTCGTGGACTATCAACATCTGGTTCAAACCACATTCCATCATGCAATACGGCATAAGGCACCATGTCTAAATTAAGAGATTTTATATATTCGCCTTTGGTTGGTATATGGTCAAAACCGTAGAAATAAGGTTTTGGTTCTTTAATTCTCTTATTATACTCTTCAGACTGCCTTTCAACTTCCTGCATTGTGAATTTTTCGATAGAAATATCCTTAACTTTACAGACATTACAGCTATTTCCATTTCTATCTACTAGCCAACCATCCAATCTACCACCAACTGTATACCAATCCCATTTTGAATCAGGGTTATAGTCGGATAGCATATTACCATCTTCATCGTATTCTTCATAATCATGTACTTCTAACTGGTACAATTCTTCATCAGTTTTGGCTTTGATGTATTTTTTCATCCACTCTTCAAGCTTGTGTCTTTTAGACATTTCTTTGCAATGTTTTTTCATTTGCTTAGCTTTTTCTATTAGCTCTGCCTTGGTATGGATAATATGCTTTTCAACTGTCTTGGTTTCATCAAATGGTTCAAGTTGTTCCTCTAAACTATATTTGTCTGTATTCGTAACTAATAGTAAAAAGTGCATTTCTTCTCCAATGTTTTAAGTTTATTCAATAAATTCTTAAACCCTCTGCCACTACCAATCTTTTTTCCACTCCACCAACCTGAATAAGGGTATAGTTTAATCAAAATACCAGTAGGGTGGACAATCGTTAATAGTGTATGGTCTTCAACACGGACTTTGTAGCCCATGCTTTTGAGGGTGTTTCGACAAGACTCCATCCTAATTGGTTGAAGTCTTGCTTCCGTTTCTTGGTCTAATCGGTTAGACATTATTGGACTACTTTTTCTTCTTTGACAGTAACACCTTTTTCGATGCGAGGTTCAATGCCTTGTGCCTTATTGCCGAGTGCATCTTTCCTGATTTCAATACCAATGGCTTCAAAAACTTTTGGTCTAGCAAGTAGCTCTTTCAAGTATTCCTGTGGGATTGCTTCTAAATCAAAGTCAACAACCTTACGAGTAGTTTCAGATAGACCAGATACTGCCATATCTACATGCTGAATCTTGTCCATGTTCTTCAGGATTGTCTCAGGTCGCTTAATCGTGCCTTTTTCGATTTTAGCTTCAAGCTTAGCTGCTTGTTCACGAGCAATTCTGTCTTGTTCACGCTTGTATTCGTTTACCTTGCCGAGAAGAATTGTTTTTGATGTCGAGATTTTATCTTCTACTGGCTTGAATAAAGCACGTACATTCTTTAACGCTTCATTGAGTGGTTTGGTGATGGCTTCTTTGTTTTCTTTCACCATCTTCTCGTATTTCTTGAAGTCTACGATGATTTTTCCTGCTTCATCGAAATCTTCTTGGCTTTTTACTTCGATTTTTTGGATTTTGTCAACAAAAGGGTCAACAATCTCGTTGATTTTCTGAACCTTTAATTGTGTTGTTTTGTCCATGTTTAAGTCCTTTCATGTTATTTGTTATGGTTTTATTATAGCATAGTTTTGTAGAGTTTGGTAGAGTTTTTACTTATTTTGTAATGATTTTGCTATCGTTCATGAAGACATCTCTTGCCACAAGTAGTCTTTCACATCGTTCTTTAAGCCAGTTGTTCTTAAAGTCGACTATATCATTGAGACTGATTTCAACATCAATACGCTGATAACCAACACAGACAAGTTGCTTATTTTTCCATCTGTCTTCATTCCAGTATTCAACTAAATATGTTGCATGCTTAGGGATTTCTCCAGACATCATCAGTTGGAGAGCATAACACAAATGCTGTCTAGATCGCTTATAGTACAATTCGGTCTTATGCTTAACAGATTCAACATACTTAGGGTCTTTGATTTTAGCAATATCCATTGAGGCCGTTTTGTAGTCTATAATCCTCTTCTCTGATGGGCAATATGCATCTAAAGTTGACCACAATTCAACGCATGGAAATATGGTGTGATTCATCTGTTCTTCGCATTTAGACACTTTCCAATTTATTCCCAACGCATCCGTAAAACACTTAGGGATTCTACCAGTTTTAATACTTTCTTTATAAAACATTTCGTGTCTTAGTGAACCAAATTCGGTAATCCCCCCTTGATACCGTTTCTTGCCAAATAGTAATTCTTTGACAACTGTAAGCACTCCTTTTTCAGTACATCTAACCAAATCACTATATCGAGTATTGAGGATTATTCCATCATTATCAACTCCATAAGTATTAGGCATTTTCTATCTCTTTCCGTTCAGGTTTGTAGAATTTCAAGTAAAGCTCTAAGCAATCTGCACGTACTAAGTCATAAGTATCATAATCAAGAATGTATTTTACTTTCTTATAAGTACATCCACCATAATACTCTGCTGAACTCAATTCGGATTTTGCCCAATGGCTTTTACCAATATAGATTGGACAATGGTCTTTTTTGAATAACCTATCTGTGTATTCACTAGCTTGAGAACGAGTCCTAATTGCCGATAGCTTCTTTGGCTTTCTGCTCAAAAACATTGCCTTTACTCCTACGCTGATTGACTGCTTCATTTATCTTTTTGATTTGCTCATTCTCTTGTTCTTCTACATCAATATCAACTGCATCAGATAAATGTTCAACTTCTGCTCTCTCGTAGATGGCATTAAGACGATTTGGATATGCCTTGCGAAGTCCGTCTGCGGCAGCACATTTTTTTAACATAATAATTGGCTTGCCTGCCCAGTTTGAGTTTGGAACTTTACGCCCAGTCTTGCGTTCAACTCCATTTTCCCATACCTTTTCATCAACTAAACTGACATATTCATCCCAATATGCAATACCAACTGCAACTGTTTGAATTTCACCAGTAACTGGATTTAATCCTTTAATCTCTGTGGTTACCTTGTGGGGAATTTCATCAAACATATCTGCATACTTTAACCTAGCTTTTTGTTCGGTGGTCTTAAATTCAATAACAGGTTCACCCTCTCCAACATATCGCATAACTGCTAAGGTATCCATTGCAGCTGCTTTACGTAGACCGTTAATACCAGTAATGACATTCAATTTCTCACCTTTAATGGATTTGTCATAGAAATAAATGGCATAAATCTCATTCAAAAATGGGTTCAGACCTGCTTGGTTGGCTACATTCATGAAACGAACGAAGTCGCCCATTGGTCTCATTCTTCCAGCTCTATCAAGTCCAAGAATATCTTTGTGAATAGCCTCAACTAATGCAACTCTGTTATTGTCCTGTTTTACCCAGTCTGCTGGCATTTCTGATGCAATCACAGAATACATATTATTTATTCTTTTAAGTTTCGCCCTTTTTTCGGCATCAGCTTTGCGTTTAGCTACTAAAGCTAATTTAGCTGTATCTTCCATTTTGCTCCTTTGCTCGCAAATCAAGTAACTTGGCTTAACCGTACTATCATATCTTGAGCGTTAGATTTAATAATTGTTAGAAGTTCAGATCGTTTACATAATCCTCCCCTCTGCATTTACGCACCTCGATTATATCACGCTTATCATTCAGCTTTTGGACTAGGTCTAAGACTCTTTTAGCTTCTTTAATGCTATTAATCTCACCAGAATGATATTGATAACCTAACTGTTTAGATAACCATTTATAACACTCTCTACGGCTTAATACATGGTCTTTCCATAGTCCATCTAGCTGTTTGTGAATTGCAACTCTTAACATTTTAATCTGCTTGTTGGCAATAACTCCGAGTGGTTTAAGTGGTGTATGACTTTTATGGTGGCATCCAACAAAGTTCCCACAATATGGACATTGCCAAAAAGGTAGCTCTGCAAGGTCTGGACGATGTGGATAAACATCTTTTCCGTGTACTAATTCTGCTTCGATTTCGCCACGGCAATCTACACAATAAATAACTAACCTGTCCATTATCCTCTAATTGCCTCCATTTCTACATCATACATATCATTGGCATCTTGGATGTCTTCTTCAACCAATCTTTGGGCATCATAATAGTAATCATCAAGATAATCTTGCAGACATTTAACCAACTTCGAATATTCCTCATCTGTTGGGTCAATATCCATAGTATCTGCTAAATGCTCACAGATTGTCTCGGCGAGAAACTCACCTAACAACCCTTGCCTTCTGCTCATACCTAAATCACCAGCATCTTCAAGTTCGTCTCGAATATATTCTACTATTGTTCTCATTTTAAGTCCTTCATGTTATTTTTGTTATGGTTTAATTATAGCACTATTCACCTCTGTTATCAATGGATTTTTCGTTGAATTTCTTGATCCAATCTACATGAACTACATAGCCATAACTTTCTTTTTTCGCCTGCAATTCACCAGTTGTGATTAAATACAAAACTGCTCGATAATTGGCAATGCCTTTTAATGTTATAAGCATTCTATTGTCTGCAATTTCTTTTGGAGTGTACCATTTTTTCGTATCGTCAACCTTAGTGACTAATCCACCGTTCTCTGCATAGACATTATATAGAGAAAATGAATAATGTTTGTCATCATCCAAAGTCGGCAATATATCGTTTTCTTCTAGATAATCGTCAAGCAGTTTTTTAGCTTCATCAGTATCTTTTGCCCATAGAAAAATATCATATGGCGTATCTGAAATTTCTGTGCCTTGAAAATGATATAAATTTAACATGACTTAGCCAATCCGAAGAAAGATTCTTCAAAGATGCTATCTATTTCATCTAGGATTTCTTTCTTAACAAATAATTCTAATTGGGTATCTCCCCAAAATAGATAAATACGTGATGTCGATGTATCTAAAAAGATATTAGGACCACCAAAACATAGCGTCAATTTAACTCCGTTATACACTAAACCATCTGTGCTATGAGAGATGTCATATCTAATATCAAATGCATCAAACAATAAATCTGTAAACGGCTCTGTATCACCTTTTTTATATTGCTCATATTTTTCCTCAATATCAGCAAGCTCTGACTTGAGCATATTCATTTTATCTACTGTCATCTTCTACCTCTCTGATGTCTAATTGCCACCATTCCATTATTTCTCTTAATACTTCTTTTTCTGGCAGTGATTCGAAGAATCTAATTGCAATTTCATCGGCATCATCTTGTTTTAGCCAGTCTATTGCCTGTTCTCGCCATTGTTCAATAGTGTACTGCCTGTTCATTGCAAAATCCCCACCTTGCAAATCAGCTACGACTTCATACAGTTTCATTTTTAATATCCTTTGCAGACTGAATTGCATTGTCTAGCCAATATTTTCTGAATACATCTGCAACTGTCCTGTTTACATATGTCTTGTTGTATTTTTTAGCAATGATTCTACCTCGTCTGTTTTGCTCATTAAGCAATATCTGGATACAATCGTATGCCTTTTCAAAACTTTGTGGCTTTGTTAAAACTGCAATACGCTTGATTTTGTCTTCAAGGTCTGCACCACTTATTTCGTTTACTTTCATTAAGTCCTTCCTTTTTGTTAATTTGTTATGGTTTTATTATAGCATAGTTTTGTAATGTTTGGTAATGTTTTGTAATGATTTTTAATATTTTTATAAAAATCTGTGGAAAAGTATGTCGAAAAACTCTTATTTTTCGAAGAAGTCCGTGTGGCTTCATATAAGCTTCTTAGAGAGGTTTTATCTAAATAATGATATTTTATATATGTTCATATCTTAAAACCTCATGTAGGACTTGTTAGATAGGTAGTTTTTTACGATATATCAAAAAAGCTCCAGTTTTTGGAGCTTTCTTTTTTACTAAGCCTTGTAAAGCGTGTTTGGCGGGACTGCACAACGTACTGTGCCATCAGCAACCCTAAGAACTGCCATGCCACGACCGTTATTTTCAGTCCAAATGGAATTTCCATCATTGATGATTGCTAAGTTAAGCATCACACCGTTTTGGTCTTGTGAACTTGAGGTCTTAACTCTGTCTCCAATTTTTGGAGCATCAGTAGCTGGGTTCGTGGCTTCAACTTTTGGAGCTTCAGGTTTCGGAGCTTCTAGCATATCAGGTGGACACGCATAAATTGCACCAACTGCATCAAGGTTCAAATAGTGAGTAGTTACCGTGAGTGGCTTCCAGTTGGCATCATTAACGATATTATTAGCTGCATCAACGACCATACCAGTATGACCATAACTACTTGTGTCATAAGTGAAGATAGCACCATTCTGTTTACCACAACGCTTCCAACCAAGCTTATCGATAAGATAGTTCACCATATCTCGACCATTACATGGACCATAGTCTGGATGTGGAGCGTAATTCATTCTAAGACCAGAACCTAAGTACCAAGCATATCTCGTACATTGTCCGAACCATGTGCCATCTGCTAATCTACGAGTGAGTGGATTAACACCAGCACCTTGACCGACCTCTTCAATTTCTTCTTTTGTAGATTCTGCATTGTCGTCAGTCTGAGTGTCCTTTAGAATTTGTTCAGGAGTAATGTTATCTGCTACTGCAATCAGGTTTCCATTTTCAACGCTAATCTTTACACCTGTCTTTTCGCCTTTTTTGACTTCACTAACGGTGTTTCTAATCTGTTCAATCTGATGGTCAGATAATCCAAAAGCAAGTAAACCCTCTTTCATAGCAAATCCGATAGCACCAATATCAGCAATAAACAAACCAATCTCTAAGTTAGCGAGAGAAATCTGTTCAATACCTGCAACTTTTAATCCAGAAGCCCCAACCAATTTAAGAAAGGCAAGAATCAATGTAGCTAATCCTGCGATCGAGATAGTCAATGCGATAGGTGCAATAGCACCACCAAAGAACTTTTTCCAATCAAACTTCAAATCTTCAATAGCGATTTTCTTATTCTTCAAATATCCAAAAATACCTCGCAATGTCATTGCTCCAAAAAAGATACAAGATGCTCCAATAATAATCAAAACATCACTCATTCTTTATTCTTCTCATCTTTAATTTCTCCTATCTCATAATCAGGATAGTCTGGAAGTTCAGGCTCTGTTTGCTCTTCTTTGACCTCTTCCTGTTTTTCCTCTGGTTTTTCATCAACCTTTTTAGGTTCTTTCGCCTCTTCAATCTCTTCTGGTTTTTCTTCCTCTACATCGGCTACAACTTTGCCCTCAACCATTAGCTGAGCTGCTCGCTCATCACTTGGTTCTGCTTCAAAACTATCACCAATCGCTAAGACTCCAAACTCACATTCAAGAGGTTCTTTTGCAATAAACTTCATTTGACTCCTTTCTTGTTATAAGATTATATCTTTTTAGTCTTCGTGACAACCTTTTTACGACCATCTGGATAAATCAACTTAATCGCTACATATCTTTTACGACCATCAGGATAAATGACTTTCATATTCGGCTTGGTTCTAAGAATAGAAATCTCTCCATACCATGTGCCGTCCGTTGTATTGACCTTGGGTCTAATTTCGTATTCCGTGTAAGATATTAAGTTATTTGCTTCAATATTGCCAGTCAAGGTAGAAATTGAAGCAGTTTCTTTCCATGCTTCTTGACCTTTCTGCCTGTACTGAATACTCGTCGTCGGTACTCGATAACCATCAGTAGCAGATACAGAGAACATAACAGATGTCGGTTTAATACTTTTTACAGTAGCTTTTGCAGTAGCTAATGTTACTGCGACCACATCTGAAAAATTATGTGTAGAAACTGCACCATTATATGCATACAAACCTAAGTAATATTTAGTGTTTGGCTTTAATTCAATCACACCACGCTTTATTGAGCTTGGAGAAACGGTGATATCACCTGATTTATCCCATCCATAAACAGCCTGAAGATACTGGTTATTAGTGGAGTTTTCCGTTCCTACCTGCAATTCACGGTACAGGTTGCTATTTGCACCATTACCCCAGTTATCGACTTTTACAGTTGCAGTAACAGAATTTTCCGTAGTGCGAATATTAGATACTGCTAATCCAGTTGGAGGGGTTGCTCCTATCGGATACCATCCACCAAAAGTAATCCAGTTGTCATTGCCTAATCCTCCACCACCACCAGAAATAGACCTTGCATGAAATTGACCGTACCAGTTGCCTTCGTTTGTGCCAACTTCAAACTCACCATAAAAATCCCTACTCCATGTACTACCAGTGCCAGATGATGTCGTATAGGGTTTATGTTGCCCCCATCCAAGCATTGTAGGGATTTCACTAAAGATTCTTTCATAACCATATGCAGAGGTCGGCTGTCTAATCTGTGCAGTACCAGTAACCTTGATTCTAGTAGGACTAATGCGTTCAACATTGCCATAGACTCGCATATCATATCTAATACCAAGGTGAAAGCTCTTAGGCATCCATGTTGTGTCAAAACTTGCCATATCAACTCCTATTCATCAGCTAATGTCATTTGCAATACTACGTATCCATCTTGTGGTGCAACATCAGGGTCTGACTCTTTATTCTTAGTAGTCAACAATACTGGCATTCCATCTATCTGTCCTTGAAGTAAAGTGCCAAAGAAATTAGTAGCTGTATCCGTCTGTGGAGCAAAAGACTGGCTGTACTTAATCTTAGTAATCGGAACATTCTCAAGAATGGCATTATTAAGCATCAAGACTTTCAATTCAGTATCAGTCTGTGCGATTATAATGGCATATTTATTGGCTGTTTTCTGTGTAAAGTTCAGTCTCTGTCCTACTGCATATCGTTTCAACCCACCAGCATTAACAGTAATAACTCCAATCTTCTTTACATTGTCATAAGACTTAAATGTGAATGTATCCGTGACGACCGAAATCCACCCCTCTAATGGACGACCAAAAACATCTCCAACATTTGCTTTTTTGTCTCGGTTTTCAGAAATATCCCTCAACCAAATAAGGTCATTATCCGAAATCTCTTGTTTGTTTATTTGTTGCAAATCTGTTAATTGTTTTGCCATATCACTCCTTATTATATATTATAAGCTCTTAATCGCTTTAGCTAGATCTCTTATCGATATACGTTTGTCTTGCCTAGCACTAACATCACGAATAATAACCATGTCTTCATCTGCGACTTGATTGAATAACATTTCATCTAATTCTGGTATCTGTTTTGCCATATCACTCCTTACGTAATCGAATATATTACTGCTTGAACAGTACAGTATGCTGGCACATTCGCACCGTACTTATTCTGCATCTTTACTTCAATACTGCCATCTGGTCTTACATTTGGGCTAACTACAACAGCACCATCCGTACAATAACCAGTTACGGTACCGAATATTAGACCTTTAATACCTATTGGAGCAGCTTTACCTTGTCCGTCTGGCCATGAATTGCCTTCAAGATTTTGAAAGAACTCATACTTTTGCCAATACACTGTCAAGTTCTTAGCAAGTTTAACACTTCGCCATCCATTGGCATCAGCTTGTCTTGGCGTAACTGTTATGTCATTAACCTCTACTGTCTTTTCTGGCAAATCGTTCTTCACGCCATCTACTAGACTCTTGAAAGAAAATTGCTTATCTATTTGTGAACTTTTATCACGAACCAAGAAAGTGTCATCATTCCTGATTTCATTAGCTTGCAAAAATGGCAAATCACTAATCTGTCTTCCCATTACTCAATTCTCCTCCACTTCCTAGATTCAGGTTTCTCTAATCTCCCAAAAACAATAATATTGGTCTGTACTGGGTAACTAGGTAAGGCAGCATGGTTACCAAAATCAAACTTAAAACCAGTTGTTTCCTTAGCCAACACACCTACAATTTCCTGTGCAAGACCACTAGCCTCACCATTTACGACAGGGATATAATTTATGTCTTTCATAGGCTTAATGAATTTAACGAGGTAGGTACTGTTGAACTTAGTTATACTTTCAATATTTTTCCCACTAACAATATTCGTTTCATTGATAATATACGCATGGGCTACTATATCGTAATCTTCAATCTCTTTCCACTTAAAGCCTAAATAGTTTGAATGGTTTTCATTATCATAGAATGTCCTTACAATCCCTATTGGATTTGCAATATCTAACATCGCATTCAGGTTTTCCTGAAAGCCACCAAACAAATGCTCTGCTAACTGGTTCAAAGACATTTTTGTATCTTTCTTTTTTAGCATTTGCCTCAAAATAAGTAAGTCTTCACCTTTTAGTTCATTTGCTTTTGGCAAATCTATAATCTGTCTAGCCATTATTTTCCTCCCGTTGGAGAAACTGGATTCATTTGATTCTCCAATATAGCAAGATTTCTCTTAATGTCTTCAAGGCGTTTACTAGTCTTTGGCACAAATGCACCTAAACTTAATTCAAGAATATCTTGTTCAATCGTTACTTCCATTACTAATAATTTTAACCCATCAATGTAGTTTCCGAAGTTTCTGAATCCAATCAACGACCCAGGGTTTATCATTTCGTAGTGTTCATCACGCAACACACGGACAGTACCTGCAAAAATTGGTTCATTATTTCTAGCTAATTCACCATCCGCAATAATATCTGCCGATAAGTTATTTGTTACACGTTGGTCTGTCTTCTTAACGACTGCACGACGATATTTGTTCTGACTATCCTTATTCACCAGATGTCTATAAATATTTTGTTCAGATTCAACAGAGAACTTAACCTTAGACGGAGCTAAAACATCATTCCTTTCAGTTCGACAAGCAATACAGATACCAGTCAATTTGCTGTCATTGGTGGATGAATAAGTAAAGCTTAATTCACCGTTTTTAGACTCTGTAACATCTGTGGTTACAGGAGTTTGGCTATTATTGTAATACTTGTAAACTTTCAAATAAGTACTCTTACTTTCGACATCACCAAAAATTCTATATACAGTGTCTGCTTCTGGCTTGAACAGTTGCGAACATACAACCCTGTTATTATCAGCACCACCAACATAATTCTTGTTCAAGTTCCCCTCTGGTGGATTGTAGCTCGCCTTGCCACCAGTAAAGTAAACCTCATTAACTAATGACTCCATGGAGTGTTCAAGTTTTAGTTCTTCTACATCTTTATGTAAGGTCAACCAATGCGTTACGCTTTCAGATTTAGGGTTTAGATAGACATTTAGATCGCTTTGGTCTAAATACCAATACCAATCTGTTGGTTCATAGTTAATAATGGCATCAAGAGCTTCCTTGAGGGTATCCATATTGAACTTAGCTGTTACAACCGTGCCACTTTTTGTGATTGAGTTTTTAGTATATCCAATCTTTGTGCCTAGATTCTTGCCATAATCAATCACACTCTTAAACATATCGCTTGGGTCTTTGCTATACATTGGTATGAGAGTCTCACCACCACTATTCATCAGTTTGATTTGCATAGCATTGCTTGTCTGGACGAAATTAACATCACCTTGTCCACCATCTCCTAGTCCTATGCCAGTTCCCCATGAATTTCGGCTATAATTCCAATAACCACCGTGGAAGTTTTGGTTAGCAGAACATACAGCAACTGTCCATCCAACCGAGAACGTAACTACTGCAAAATAAATATAATATGTATGGTTTGGCAGTAACTCAATCTGATTATCGAACGCAAAAGACTGCCAATAAGGCTTGTTTTTCTGTACTTTGGCACTAGTCTTAGCAATAACTGGTGCATGTCGAGGGTCTGTGTTGTTTTCAGTAATAATCACCATTGCATCTGGGAATGAACTTGGATTATCATAATCACCACCTTTTCGGTAGCATTTCACTTGTACAGAGTTCAACTTCTCAATATTCTCTGGTCTGTATTCAATGCGAACAAAGTTAAACACTCTGTCATCAACGCTCTGTGGCAATACACCTAATTTCAAATATAATTCATTCTCAATACTAGAGTTTTCGGCAAATGGTGTTGGCATAGCAGATAAAACAATATTGTTTAATTCATCAGCATGGCTTAAAAGAGTCATTCTAGCTAGACCTTTGTGGTCTTTTTTGTACTCAACATCATATTTCGAGACATAACCACTAAAATACAGCTTACCTTCTGGCGAACCAATAGGCGTTATCAGACGGTCTGTTTCATTTAACAGCAGAGGTTCACCATCATCTAATTCAATTCCCTCATAATGCCCGTTATATTCATAGACATCAACATCATTATTGATATTTATCATCGTTCCATTGCCATAGGATGATTTCGTATCGCCAGTAACATTGATGGCGGTATATTCATTATCTATCGCAGGTTCAGGGTCGCCATTGTCTATAACCAACAATCCGTCAATTTCTTGGCTATCTGAACTGGCATCCTTAGCAATATCGACTGTGATTTCAGACGGGAAGCTATTTAATGCTAATCGGAGACTTGGAGTCGATACAACTTCATCTAGCTCACCAAGGAATTGTCCACGGTCGTAAACCATGTACTGATATTTCTTATTAACATTTTCGGTTATGAACTTATAGCCACCAATCTCCAAAAATCCATCGTCGTGATTGCTTCCAGACAACTTGAACATATCAGACCTAAACTCATACTGGGTATAAATCGAATACAAACAAAAAATACTATAATTCAAAGGCGGAGTTCGGGTTTTTCTTACAGATGAAGCGATACTAATAATCAACTCATCTATCATTGCATCTTGTGGAATATTACTATCAACTGCTCCAACTATTACAACATGAGGCAGGTTAGTAGTCTTAACCAATGCGTTATTCTTATAGACCTCACGCTTGAATGCGATGCCATACCCTCTTTTAATCGTTTCAAGGCTTACTGGACTATTCAATCTGACTCTAACAACAGACTTATTCCCACTAATCAACTGTGGACTAGATACTAAGTTTGCACCAAACTCTGAACCGTCATAAAGCCTTACATCATTGACATAAACCTTTGCTGTTTCAGTATCAGAATTGGCGATAAAATAAGTGAAGTTATCATTATTATCGCTGTATGGGTCAAATTCAGTATTCTGTGGTGTACCATTGTCGTTAACAAGGTTTCCTAAGTAACCATATAATGAGTATCCCTCATGCAAATAGATACTTCTATTCTCGCTTACTTGCTTAGGGAGAGAGTCTAAACTTCTCATTTTAGCCCTCCTTAATAACTAGGTTTCCTGGTTTAATTTCGATATTTGAGTTTTTAACCAACTTAACATCATACGGAAGTTTGAAATAGTATAACAAATGTCCGTGAGTCTGTGCGTCAAATACGCCCCAATATTTAGCGACTTCAATCACAGGCAAGTTTGAAGTATCAACAACAATTTGTTCATTGCTAACCCTATAACCATGTTCTGCAGGGTTTAATTTCACTTCTTTGCGTTGGACTGGGATTTCATTGCCATCTTCTTCAGGATTGCCATTAAAGAACGCCAAATAGTACTTGTTATCTCCACCATCGGTAAACATACCTTTTCTAACAACCGTGTCATCAACTAAAGTGAATACAAAATCTTCTCCATGTCGGGCGTTATTAAGCAAAAAATTACGTTCATACAGGGTTTTCATAACCATCTCCTATTATATTCAATCGTTAAGTTATAACTTCTACTTGGTGCATCATCTCGAATTGAGATTGTTGTATCTCCTAATAATTCAGGCAAAATCCCAGAATATACTACATCTTCACCGTTTACTCGCACGAATTTATTCTCAGAATCAATCACTAATACATCACCTTGCGACCAAATTCTGTTAATTTCAATACGGCTTAATCTATTACGACTGAAGAACTCAAACACAAAAGGTATTTCTCCAGTATAAGTACCTAAGTTATTAAGTACTAATGTAATGATAGGCTGTGCATTAGCTGAACCACCTATATCTAAGCTTCTGCTAAAACTATCTGTAACCAATTCATTATCAATCGGAACATCCTTAGCAACGGACACTCCAAACGCACCAGTTACTAGAAAGTTAATCGTAACTAAACAAAAGCCAGACTCAATATACTCAAACTGGCAGTTCTGATATGTACCCTCATAGGTTCGTTGCTCGCCAGATTGCTCTGTCTCAATCTCAAAAGCCGTGTACTTATTAAGCGTGGCAAGTAGTTTATCTCTCCCACTTTCATAATCCCAACGATTCGGTGCAAAAAAATGTCCTTTAAGAATGACTTCTTTAGAACCGTACTGTTGAGACAATATCCGTTCACCATCAGTATCAGCAAGCTGTGTCTTTTCAATATTTCTGTTTGGAGTTTCATCTAATCTAATAGAATCAACTTCAAACCATGGCATTTTACGCAATGCTACTCCATCGATTGTGATTTCTCGCTGATACTCTACCATACCTAAATTATACCATTAAACCCTTGTTGCCATACCTCGATTGACCATGGTTGTAGCACGGCTCAGTTCATCTAAGACGCTCTCATTATCGCCATTTGGCGTAATGTGAATATCGCCATAAATATTGGTTTCAGACGGATTATTTTTTACGCTTGGCTGAATGGTGGTGCTGACTTGTGCCATAGATTTATACACGGAAGACATATCAGGCTTAACCATCATCTGATTAAACTCATCTAATTTCATAGCAGACATCGCTACATCGGCAATAGAGTTAGCTGCAGTACCAACTAAATCTTTAGATCGCTTAATACCATTAGCAAAGCCCTCTCCAGCCCATCTACCACTCTGGAATGTAGATTTCCATGGAGACCCCTCTCGTCCTTTGGCTTTAAGACCTTGCAAGAACTTATTTGCGATATTCCAACCAGCAGAGTATGGATTTTGAGAATTTGCACCGTTAATAAAACCTTGAACGGCAAATCTACCAGATTCTGTGGTATCTACTGACCTCAAACCATCAACTAGCTTATTTGCTAATGCTCTACCTTGCCAGTATTCATCATTCATTTTGGATTCGATGGAGTTCCAATATTTGCCTTGTGCATCAGCACCGATACTGGCGATTGCATTATTGACAGACTGCAACCCTTCTTTGAGTTTTCCTCCCATTGCAGAACCCTGATTGTACGCATCACCAAGCTTACTTTGAATTGCACCAATAAATGCATTTGCGGATTCACGCCCTGCATCTGCCATCGTGTTAATCAGAGTGCCTATTTGGTTGTTAACAGAACCAACAATACTATCAATCGCATCACCAACAGCTTTTATCTTGCCAGCATCAAACTGGATGCCATCAAACTTGCCAATCGCATCGACTAAATGTTGTGCTTTATCAGGAAGATTATCAGGAATATCACCAATAATATGCTTAATCCAGTCTATGTTGGCGAGAGCATCTTTAACCTGGCTCAATCTCATAAGACCGACACGAGTATTACTGCCAATTCTGTCAAAAACATTAAGGGCATCTACGAATCTAACTACTTTATCGTAGTCAATATCAGGAAATCCAGACAAATTATTCGCCATTTCACGGATTTTGGAGACAATCGTGGCAAGTTCTGATGCTTTTGCACCTCTATTCTCAAAGAAACCACCACCATTAAGCTGAATTGAAGACAAGTTGTGAATAGTATCTTTTAATCTATCTATCGTTCCATTGTCTGGTAATTCTGGTAAACCACTTAAATCATTCACGATAGAACGAACATTGCTTGCTACTTCTTTCAAGTTAGCAGTAGCGAACATATCTTTTATAGACTTAATAACGCCACTAGTCTGTAATTGAGATAAGCTTGTGATGTTCTTCTTTAAGCTTTCAATAGAGTCTTCTGGAATAGGCTGTAAGCCAGTAAGTGCAGTAATTGCATCACGAACATGGTTTGCAACACTGACCAACAGCCCAGTGCTGATTAAGTTCTTCAAGTTAGTCAACAAATCACCAGTATCAAATGATGCAATCTTCTGAAGAACTTTCTGCATATTGTTATAGTCTTCTTCTTTGAGCTGTCTTGCATATTTTGCCGTCTCGACCAATGCAATAGCCGAGGCGAGTAAACCACCAGCGATGATAGTATTTGCAACAGTTCCAATAGCTCCAAGTACTGCAAAAGCAGATAATGAACCCAAAATTAAATCTATTGTTCCCATCAAACCAGCAAATTTAAGAAGCTCCGTTTTGCTAACTCCCTTAATTTGGTTGGCAACCTCTCTCAAAGCAATAGCACAGACCAATAACCCACCACTAATAATCATGTTTGCGATCGAGCCAACTGCACCGAATACTGCAAAACCAGCTATTAGACCAAGTACCACACTAACAACACCAAGAGTTACGCTAAACTTGACTAGTTCATGCTTGTTGATGTCTTTATAGATTTTAGAGGCTTCACGCAATCCAATGGCAGATACAAGCAATCCTCCACCAATTACAGCAGATGCTACGCCACCTAACATAGTGAACTGTGCAAATGACCCTAAAATACCCATGACTAAACTTACGCCACCCAACACTGCTAAGAACTTAAAGATACTTTTCGCACTAACTGTGTTCATCGCATCAGAAGCGTGTCTAAGCCCTACTGCGACTGAAACTAATCCAACGCCAATTACGATAGAGGCAATGCCACCAACAGTTGCGTATTGTGAGAATTTGCCCAATAATGCCATAATGCCACCAGCTGCTACCACACAAGTTGCGAATGCGAGCATCTTTACAGGGTCATAATTTATGCCCATGGCATCACCAATCGCCTTAGCAATTAAGACAAGACTAACTCCAACTAATGCAGCTGAAGCTGCACCTTTTAATACTTCCGTGCCACCAAGAGGTTTAAGCACTCCTGCAATCGCATTACCTGCACCACCACCGATTGACTTTCCACTAAACTTTCCAAATACCCCAAACAAGCCACCTAATGTCCTAGACAATGTAGAGCCAACATTAGCAAAGATTTTCAATCCTTTCACGGCGACTGTTGAATAAAGAACAATCTTGGTTAATCTTTCAATACCTTTGTTGAAGTCTCCACCACCTAAGACCTTAGCAATACTGGTAATTACACCACCTACCGTTTTCAATACAGACACACCACCTCTAAGGATGCCTACTGCTGTCCTAATTACTGCATTGATGTCAATCTGTCCAACAAACTTAAATACCTCTCTAAACAAATCCGAGAGAACCTGCTTGTTAGACTCTAACGCATCACGACTTCGTTCAATAGTTTTCTTAATCTGGTCAATACCACCAGAGGTTTTGAGTGCATCATAGAACGCACCATTGAATACCTCTTCAAACGATGCCTTTAATTGGCTGAGGTTTTGCTGTGTACTTGCAAATACATCATTCTTAGCTCCCCAATCAGAGAAAATCCTAGTTAACTCATCACCAAGGTTCTTAGTGCCGGATTTTTGAATAGCTTGCATCTTTTCCCAAGTAAGACCATACTGGTCTGCAATAGTCTTGAACATAGGCACAGCGTTAAGCATCTGCTTGTAGTCCATCTGTGTCCACGAGTTATTAAATGCCTGACCGAGGTTGATTGCGGCTCTTTCAAGGTCTTCTACCCCACGACCAGATGCTACCGTAGCAGATCCCATTGCCATTAAGACATCAATGGCTTTGTTTCCATCCTTAGTAAAGGTTGCAAGTTGCTGTGTAAGACTAGACAAATTACCAACATCAAATGGCGTACGCTCTGCTTCCACACGCACACGCTTCATCACTTGTTCAGCTTTTTCTGAACTCTTCAGAATGAATTTCAAACCAGTTTCGGCATCTTCAAGTTGTTGTGCAAGTGCTAAACCACCAGATATACCTGATTTCGCTACTGCAACGGACGCAGTAGTCAAACCAGCTGTTACCCTTGTTAAGAATTGGTCTAGCCCAGACACGCTATTTGATAACTTATCAAAACCATCAGCGGCCTTATTAAAAGCACCACTTAAATTACCACTAATCGACCTCGCTACATTGACAAAACTATTATCGATAGAAGAGGCAGAGTCATTCGCCTTACGACCAAGGTTGGTCAAAGTCTTCTCGGCTGACTTTATCTGTCCGTTCAAATCATCAGTCTTTAACTCAAGCTTTGCATATACAGAGCCGAGATAAACATCTGCCATGTGTTCTCCTTTTACATATTAACAACACCACTTCCACCGAATGTTTTTAAGATTTCGTCCAAGGTTGGTAATTCACCGTAATTCTTAGGTTTGACTAATGGTGCTGGTTTAGGAATATTTTCAATCTTAGCACCATTGGTTCTGACTATATTTCTAATCTCATTTAACAGGACTGTAATCATTTGGTTCGTTTCCTCTTTTTCAAGCAGGTACGACTTCCACGCTACACCCATATCAAACTGAAATGCATCATAGTCATTGTCAAACCCCATAAAGTCGGATGGTCTCATCCCTGGGTATCTACGACACAAAAGGTCTAGTAGTTCAACATTATTCTTCCGTACGAAAGGGCTTGAGGTCGGTTACCCCCGAATTTGCGTAGATGAATAAGAACTCTTTATCACGCATTTCAATATCATCAACAGAGATGATATTGTCATCATACTCTTCATCAGTAACATCGCCCTCTTTCACGGTTGGACTAACTACACTTGCGATAGTGAGCGTATCAACCATTTCAGAATATTTCTTATATTCTTCAGCGTTCATGTGGAATTTGGCACCATCTTTACTGGAATTTGTTGCCTTTTCAATCAAATTACTAATATCAACTGCAACATCAGTAGGAATAATGCCTTTTTTAATTAACTTAACAATATCTGGTCTTCGCACTTCAAAATAAATTCCAGATGGCATTTCAAGTTTAACCACCTGATTATATTGCTTGCGACGATTGCGGAAGTAATCAGCCTTAACTACTTCTGGAGTGCTAGGTTGCACTTCTTCTGCGTTAATCTGTACTTCTTCGTGATATTCTTCCATTTTTGCCTCCTTATCTTGATATGTGGGGAATTTCACCCCACTAATTTAAGCTTTACGAACTTCAAGTGTTGCCACACGAGCTGGAGTTAATGCTTGACCAGCAATATCTTTGCTCGTTTTAACAGCAGTACCTGTAAGAGTGATGCTCATTTCACTTCCATTACCAGCACCGAACTTAACATTGGTAAGTTGTACACGATGCCATGTTTTGAAGACATCGACAGCAGTACCATCTTCGGTTTTACCAGCAATTTGTGCCTTGATTTCAACAAACGGTGCGTTCATCTCGGCATCAGTTCCAAGAGGAATTTCTTTACCGATTTTATCTGAAGCCTGAGTGATGTCTTTGGCAGTATTTCCAGTAATAGCAGCAATAACATCCATCGAAACTGCGTTAGCAGTAATTGTGATATTTTCTTTACGACCACTAGAGAATACAGCTTTGATTGTGTCATCACCTTTGATTTCGGTTGTCTCTTGCTCGGACTCGCCCTCAATATTGACGATAGCATCAATATCATAGACAGTACCTGCAGCAACACGCACTTGACCGTGCTTCATACCTGCACCATAAGTGTGATTGAAAGTTTCAGCCATTTTCTACTCCTATTATTTAATTGAAGCCCAAGTGCTACATCAGACCGTTGCAATCGTAAAAGTCGCTTCTCGATACGGTAGGTTATACGCTTCGTCTATGGATTCAGCACTAGTGCTTGTCCAAACGCATTCTACCAACCTATTGTCATCTAGTGGCAATTCGGCTCGATGCAATCTCTTAACGATTCGACTTAAAATCTCCGTGATATTCACAAACGATTTCTGACTATTATTATAACATCTTATATACAAAATATTCTCAACTAAATGGTAGTCTGTCCGTACTGGTGAACCCATCTGAATCGTAACTACTGGCATTTCATGTTTGTTGTAATCAAACTGGTCTGCCGTCATTACTGAATAGAATTTGCTTTTGACATTATTCTCTGGTTGCGACACATGAGAGTTCTCACCAAGCATTTCTACGATTTTGTCATCGCCTATAATGATGTCGTAAACAGCACGCCTAATTTCATTATCATTCATAAAATACCTTTCAAGTTTTTAATCATTTGCACTTTGCCATAACTAAACACAGCAGGGTGAATAATTCTGTACTTTCCACCATGGCTTAACTCTAGATGTTTGCCATAAGGCATACCAATTCCAATCAGAGTAGACATCCCATTATCTCCACTTTCTTGATGGATGCTTCTTCGTGCATTTCCAGTTCTATCTCGCCATGGAGCGTTGTGTTTGGCATAGACTACTGTTTCTGTGCCAGCAATTTGAACAGCCAATGCAGCAGCACGCTTAGTGCTTTCCATAACTTCCTCTAATCTTCTGTTCAAATCATTCATATTAACAAATCTTTAATTGCAATTCCTTAGTCTTACCAAAAATCCTGACATTCTGTACAACTAGATCCCAATCCTTGCCGACTGGGCTATCATCTATTCCACGACTACCAGTTTCTGTGCCACTAGTTTTAATCTTGATATGGTCGCCTTTCCAAACATCGACAGATATTCCAACCTTTCCAACTAAATCAGCTTTGCTTGTTGAACCACTCCATAGGTCTAACCTAATCATACAGTTTGCAATATGCTCATCATTTGGCACATCCGAATCAAACCCATAGTTGGTCATACTCGCCAATAATAAAACATCTAAGGTTTCAATGTAGCGTTCATCGCCGATTAAGACAAAATCTCTAGACAAAACAATTCGTGCATAGGTAGCATCCATTGTATCGATTTCACTGGTCTTGTACTCTCTGATGCCAACCAATGTCTTTCTGTCGTTGTAATAAGCTACTTTAACGGCACGATCCATTCCATTAACTACAATCCTGTACTTAGTGTTGGATTTAATGCGAATAAAATCAGATTTCAGGTAATCTTCTTCATCATCTTCACCAGACTCATGAATATCACCAGTCGTCCAGCCAGTAGCCTTGGTTTTCGTTACTGGTCTGCGTGTCCCCCAAATCTCTGCCTTGAGGTTATTCATAGACTGAATTTCCTGATTGATTTCAGCGTTGGTTCTTCTATCGTCTAACCATTCTTGTATTGGCATATCAGTCCTAACAATTATTATCAGACCATCTGTCTGTTCTACTTAAATCTTCACGGATTCTGACTGGTCTATCATCCTGTGGATGTCTTTTGCCAATAACGACTTCGCCACCTTTAATGCCAGCATCTCGTTCTGCTTTGTCTAATAACGTCCTTAAATGGTCAAATATTTGACTTCGCCTGTCGGTCGTCTGTCCTTGGGAATAATCATAAAACCTAGCACTATCGACTAATAATTCATTTAGACATTCAATCACTGCTCCATCTACACCATAATTCGCAATGAGAGCCTCTATATCAGCTTTTAAGTAACCAGAGTATGAATATGTGATATTTATGACAGAACCGCTTGTAGGGGCTGTTAGAAAGACAATTTGACCTGATTTTTGGTTGATAGTATAGTCTTTGTCCGTTAATTTGGAATTATCAACAAGAATGACAACATCATCGATGTTTTTGTATTGCATTGCAAACATCACACCACCATCTGCAGTGATGATTTCTGTATTGCTTTTAAGACTATCTCCGATTCTTCTTCGGACTTGTTCAATTTCGGAACTAGTTGCCATATTTTCTCCTTATATACATTATATCATTATTAAGACATCAAAAATAGAACTCTCTTTTCTTTAAGGCTTCGCCTAAGAGCTCTCTAGACCACTCCTCCCAAACTATCTGTCTTACTTGTCTTTACCCTAGTATGTATCTGTACCATGTTAGTTTACCTAGTATCCGATATTATTTGACCTATAAAATAATAAATTGGAAAAAAGCCAAACTGAATGTAAAAAATCCAATCGCCTGTGAACACACGCTCGGTGGCAACCTTATAAAATTAAAAGATAAATCTATTTCAAATAAGGCGGTGTTTTTTACTTCAAGTTATTTGTTAACGTATCACGGCGACCATGCTCCGTATCGTTTTATTTTATATGGTCTCAATCCACATCGCTTTTTGCTCATACTCACGATGCTGAACCGTTAGACAGTTCGGGAGACGCTTTCGGATAAGCATTAACCTGTCCATACCACTGCTTTACTTGTTAGTTTCTCCAGCTTCAAGTTGGTCGTAGTATGATGACCTTGCTCTACTGTCATCCTTTTGGGATGGTAAAAAGATAAAGCCTCTTTTTCGGAGGCTTATCTATAAGATTTCTCTATCATCAACACTTTGATTATAGCACTAATAATTTAGAGAGTCAACAATAAACCTCAGCAAAATGAGATATTTATCTGCAATCCTCTATGTTGATGATAGGGGATTAACCTAATACTAACACTTTACCAGTGTAAAGTCAAATAAATATGTATTTCCAAAACCCTCATTTTTTGCAAAAAAATTGCAAGATATAGCATCTTTGGAATAATCGCATTAAAATAACAGAGGTCAAGGCTTATAATATTGGTTTTTCTTCAATACTTCCTGATATTCTTTTTGCCAATCTACTGGCAATCCAAGTTTGTATTTTTTGCGAACTAAATAATCAGCTTGTTGTTCAGCTGTGAGTCCTCTCCACCAAGCTTTTCTGTCCATTCTGTTATTGATATCGAACTTGCCTGGTCTTTTCTTGGCATGACCATACCATTTATCAGCCCTTCCGTATTGTTTCATAATAATATTATATCTTAAATACAACATTTAATCAATTTCTACCTCTATAAAACAAGAGATTTTCTTAATACAAGATATAACATTTCATAAAAAAAGATTTAACAAAAAACAACCATCGGTCGCTCGTTCGATGGAAGGTCGTGTTATAGAGTTCTCGTTCTCTTTCAAGCCTATAAGGTGGCGAGCGATGCACCTAGCTTTTTGGTAACCACCCCCATAGTTTCTCTACTATGGAATATCCGTGATACTTGCTCATGCGTTGCGGCACGGCTTACAACGAGAGGCATCATCCTCTGGATATATTATAAACCAAAATCGCCACGGACGGCATGGCGATTTCTAACGCTAACTCTACACATCGGTAGAGCAGACTGGTTTCGGTCGCCCTCTGCAAACAAACGATTTCTAACCTCGCCCGAAGACTACGGCTACTCCCATTCAGGAACGCAGATTGCATGAAACTAGTATAAGGCTTCCTGTTCTATTATATCAAAAAACCGTGCATAAGGGTGGGCATCATACACGGTTTTTTATATACCACTAGACACTAAATATAGATTTAATCAAATAACCTTGAGAATTTCTAATATTACTTTGAGAGCCGTGGTAATTCTTCTCTCAATCGAATTATACATCAGATTTTAGTTTATTGTCTAGGTCTAAAAGTTCTAATAATCCTAAAGTGATGTCTAATTGTATGATATGTGCAGACAATTTACCTTTCTTGACTTCTTCATTTAGCTTAAAAGTCTGTTTCTTAATCCCAAATTCACGGCATAACCATAGACTTGCAGATACCATATTGCCAAATACTGGTGATACGAGATTATTATTGACTACTACAACATAGCCTTTTACATTGGACTTTTTCATTTGTCATTCCTTTTCATTTTCTCTAGTTTTGGTAGTACTATACTAGTTCTAAACTCTTGGAATTCATCTTCGGTATGAGTACCCTCATAATAATCAAGAGCGTTATCTATATTGGACAGTTCGCAGATGCTAGCAGCTTTTAATGCTATACAGAGAGAATTAGCTTCTTCCTCTGCTAGTTTCTTTGCTTTATTTTTGCGGACTTTCTCAACAACTACTCCATTATCTTTCAAAATGGATTCATAACGCTTTTGAGCCGTCTCTAATACACCTTCGACAAGCAAATTGATAGTTGATAGTCTTAACATTAAATCCTTTCATTAAACACGCTTAGAGACTCTGATGGAGACATTTTATCGCCAAAGTAGAACTTGATTGCATTATCTTTTCCAATATTCTTGTCAAATTGGTCTTCCCACCAATTCGTAGGGTCGTTGATAGCAATAATACATGGGATTCTACGCTTTTTCATGTCTTCTTTTGTATATGGAGAGTTGTGATGTCCATCACATGGTTCAAGGACTGCATACTCGATCGGAAATGCAATATCTCGATGACCTACAATGTATTTACAATCGACTTTTTCTGCGTTGCTTTCATACGGCATATCATTCCAATCATCACCCCAATAATCTTCACAATCGTCTGCCCCTAAATAGAATCTTACGACATTGCCTTTCTTTCTAAAATCAATAATCTTCATTACAACTCCTCAAGATTAAACTTATATAGAGGGTAAACTACATAACCACTCTGCCTTACAATCTCCATAGGTTCGGCTAACTTATTCTTTACGACGAAATCTTCAATCTCTGGTAGATTATTTACATCTAAATAAGCTTGGTCTTTTGGTAGAACATCATCTTCTTCACCTAGATTGACCGTCATTGTGGCAAATACCTCGTCATCTTCTGTAATCATACGGATTGCAAGGTTGCCGTTATAATATTCACGTTTTTCCAGAGTTACGGTGTAATCACCGTACTCTGTGCTAAATCTATAAGTTTTAGGCATATGTTACCTCAAGTTTCGTACCACGATAATGTTTTTCATTAAGCCATAATACTTCGGATGTAGCATCTGTGAAGTCTTCGCCTTTCATGTAGAAATACTCATAAATTCCAATGATTGTTTTGCCTTTAAGGTCAAATGTTTCTTTTACTACTAATCTCACAATGTTGCCGTCATCATCAATAAAATCGATTCTTGAGATTTCACCTTGTGAACCACGCATTGAGAATGGGTGGAGTCTGTATCCAATAAGCAAATCCTCTACTAGGTTACTCAAGACCATTTGAATTGTTTTGTAAGCCTCTGTTTTAGTCATTTTTAAGTCCTTCATGTTATTTATAGTTGTTATGCTTATATTCTACCAGTGAACAGGGGTGATGTCAAGAGGTTTTGGCTATTTTGTTTAAGTTTTTACTGGTTTTTAATGAATGTACCGTTCTCGGTTCTGCCTTTTCTGTTTTTGATTTCATTGTAGGCATCTTCTAAGCACTTCCTAGGGTCTTTGCCGTTTATTGAAGCTAGAATGATGATTGTAATTAAGCTATCACCGATAGCGTCGTTAAACTCTGCTCCATTCTTGTTTCGGCTAACTTCATGGGCTATTTCGCCTACCTCTTCAATAACTTTGTTGAGCTGTGCACGAGCGTCGTTTAGCTGTTTACTTTTGCCCCATTTGATGATTTCTTCAATAAGTGTATCTGTATTCATGGTTCTATTATACAAAAAACTCTCCTGATTGGAGAGCTTCTTGCCAAAGCCGAAGAAGAAAGAAACCTTTCCTTGTCTGTATTATATCATGTTGGTAACATTTATGTCATCAACAAAAAACCTCCGAAGAGGTTGATTGTGTGGTTGTTTAGATTAACGTTTCATCAATTCCGTTATCAATTATAACACTAAAAAGCCCCAATATGGGGCTTAATCCTGCTTTTTCAGCAGTTCGGTGATACCATGGCTGTCTGCAAGGTATGCAACCAAGTAATGGAACTTGTAGGATTCGATAATATCCATGACGGATATACCAATTTCATGGTCGCCATTGTACTCGATGCAATAGTTCAGTCCAAAGACATCACCACCATAGGTGTTCTCGTTCAGATATGCTCCGAAACCAGCTAATTTCTGCCTTAAAACACCAACTTCATACTCTTTTACTTCAACTTCTGCTAAAACATGTAATCTCATAATCCCCTCCTAATAAGAAAACTATACTGTTTTGCCAGTGCATCATAAGTTGCTTTGTCTTTGCTGGATAAATGATCCATCACAAACGCTACTCTTTTGGACGGCAAGTCGTCCATACTAAGCTCATCAGTTACCAAACCATTTAGAATTGCAAAACAAACTCTCTTTGCCGTTGCACCTGTTGGTGTGGGAATTGGTGGAACTTCTTCGTGTAAAGCGTTGTGAATCTTTTCCTTGAGCATTACTTTCATGTAAGGCAAATTCCTCAAAGAATGGCAATATCCAGTGCTATACCAATGTCTTGTCCACAATAAGTGGTGCAAATTGCTACCATTAGACTTCATATATCACCTCCTAATGTACAAACCAACGGTTATGAGGTCATTATATAACAAAAATCCCCTAAATGGGGATTCTTGTGTTATGTATACACAGCATACACATAACCTATTACCTACACTTTCATTATACAACAAAAAGACCCCATTGTGGAGGTCTAATTGCTAGATTAGGCAGTAATTTCATGGTCGCAACTACTTTACTTTTCAGCTAAATCGTCTTGATTGTATAACTCTTTAATTATTTTATCACGCCATTCTATGGCATCGTGTTCGTTCTTAAAATGTTTGTCGTAACGAACTTTATCTTTTATTATGGTAACACGGTAGCCATCGGACACTTTATAGACATTCGGTTCTTTCACCGCATTTCTTCTGTTTAGCATCTGCGTTCGTTTATCAGCCCAACGACAATTTTCTGGCGAGTAACCTTTACTGTTATCTATTCTGTCTATCGAGTGTTGTGGAGTTGGCGGTTCTCCCATATCTTCTAGCCATCTTTCAAAACCACCTTTTCCACGCCATCTTTCGCATACTGTAATACCATCTTCATAATAGTATTTTCTTCCACACGCAGAAGACTTTAAGCATCTATCAACCATACCCTTCCATCTCTTAAACATAGGGTGTTTTTTTATACCTCTACACACACCTTTAGCGTTCATATCTCCATATTGTCTCTTTTTATAACGACAACGATGACAAAAACGATGCCTATCATCTTTCCTACATTCATTTCCACAATTTTCACATATTTTCATAGTATGATTATAGTACTGTTTTCACCATAAGAAAAGAGTGGACTTTTCAGACCACTCAATTCTTTTTAGACAGGTCGTTAAGCTGTTATTTTTATACAGCCGGTCTTGCCTCCGAGTGCTAACGCTACGCCACGGCGTGAACGAGCCACGATTTGAGCAAGAATCAAGCGAGAAAGGTCGCCATCGCCACTATCAGTACGAAGGTCGTGCTTGATGAACTCTTTGAAGTTCTTTTTAGGAGCGATAAGGAATGCAGTACCGATTGGACAACCTGCATAGGTGTAGTCATCCACACCAACGCTAAATTCAGCACCATCATAGGTAATGAAAGTTGCAGCTGATAATTTCTTAGCGGTTGGAGATTGCTCACGGTTGCTGAGAATATCAGTTAAGAAACATTCCTTAATCGAGGCTTCATCGTATGAACTACAAAGAATGATTGAGCCTGCAGGAAGGATGGTATTAGCTGCTTTCCAAGTTTTTGGATTGGCAATATCACCTTTAACCTGTTGTGCGACACCTTTGACTTTGTTAGAGCCATTCTGGCGTTTGACAGCTTTTGCGAGTTGGTCGGTAGTGGCAGTTGCAGCTACAACCTGATTTGCAGAATCATAGACACCCTCGATAATTGGAGAAAGGTGTAAATGGTTCAACAGACGGTTATAAGCAACACCCATTGCTTCACCAATCTCGGACACACGCCATGTTTGGTTGTATTCAGCGATGTCTTCATCGTATTCCATACCAGCTGCCCAAGTTTCCATCTTGACGACGGTTTCTTTACCAGCACCGATAGAACCGAATTTAACTTCACCACCCTCAAACTTGCGTAAGAAGACTGATTCGACGTTGCCAAATGATTTGGTGGTCATGGTTTCTGGGAAGTTGGCATCAGTTAAGGTCGTATAAATATCTTTATACAGAAGTGGCTCACTCTGATAACCTTTTGCGAGGTCATAGGTGATTTTCTCGATGAATTCTTTAGCACCATCGGAAGTGCCAATCATTTCAGAAATCACAGTACCATCGCTAAATTCAAAAGGAGTTACAGTTCCTTTTTCACGCATCTCTGCGAGTACTTTACGCTCTGCTTCGAGAGCTGCTTCACGAAAATTAAAAGGCATGATTCTCTCCTAAACAGTCTGTGGCAAAAGTTTAGCCCAGACATTGTTCTTGGCATCTTTTGCACGAGTTACTTTGATAATTGGGGTCTTGGTTTTGTCGGTAACAAGAGTAATCTTGCCATCATTAGTGAGGTCTGCATAAAGGACAGCACCTTTTGCAGCTGCGACAGAACCTACTGGGAGAACAAACTCACGCTGGGTAGTTTCGATAGCAATAGTATCGCCTTTTGTACCACGATGCATCGCAATACCAACCCAACCTTCAGCTTGAATAAGGTCTCCTTTTTCGACAGTAACGGCATTGAATGCGTTACCAAGGGTAACATCAACAGCCTTACCATCAGAACGAAGATTTTCGCTCATTTCAATCCTTTCTATTATCTTTGAATGTATTTACGTTCTGCTTTATGAGCAGTTTTATTCTCGATACGTGGGGCAATAGTTGGTTCAACAGTTGTCATTTCTTGAACAATTGCTTTACCTTCCTCACTTTCGAGAACACGACCAACGGCTTCTTCGACTGGTTCATCATCAGCCATTTCAGCCACTACCATACGCTCAATCATTTTTCGAGCCTTGCTATCACTAACACGACTGTCTAAACAATTACGCAACTGGTAGCCACGATTTTCTGCACGCATTTCAGCGATGATTTTGTCTTTTTCTGAAGTCATTTCAGAGATAGTACTTTCTGCATCTGCTTTAGCTTGCTGTACAGCATCGTTGGTGAGGTCTTCAAGGACTTCTTTAGGAACATTCTCCACTAAGTCCTCTTTGGAACAACTTTTTAGAATTTCAGCTTTTTCCATTTTTCCCTCGTTAGACTTTTCTTCTTCGCTAGCCATTTCTGCAGTCAGAGCAAAACCAAGTTTTCCATTAGGCACGCCTTCAGATTTTGGACGAGTAAAGTCAATGCTTTCCAAGTCAATATTCATCTGTCGGTAGGCTTTCATGGTCTTATCCCAAATTTGTTTGGCAGTTCCGTAAATACTTACGGATACGTTTTTGCCAATAGCTTTCGCTTTTTCAAGGTAGCTTCGGCGTTTCTTCGCTTCTGGTAGCACATACCCCTTAGCAAATAGACGATTTTTGCCATCGGTATTCACAAGTTTAGAACCAAGCCAAATTACCTCTGCATCGGGAACCTTGGTTGCTCGTTCGCTCTGTGTAATATGTCCAGCATATCCATCTGGATGTTCGTTATTGATTTGAGCTTCTACCTCTTTCAAGGCATTTAAGTCATAATAACGACCATTTCTGGATACACCTTCGTTTAACACTTCTAGCGTAACGAACATAGGTTCAGGGTCATCTCCAACAACCTTGCCAACTAATGATTCATCAAGGGAAATTAAACCAGATACTGCCTCATTAGACATTTCTGAAATAATAACTTTATTGTCATCATCAATAATTGGTTTTGGCATTTTAGATTCTCCTTACCTTTTGCCCAGAGTTCGACTAATTCTAGGCTAGTCTTAGAACGACTGTCTCGACTTGGTTCGTCTGCTTGCATTATATCACAACTGTGATTTTCAGACTATTTTTTCTTATCTATTAAGTATTCTTTTAACTCTTGTGGCATATTTGGCTTCTCAATGCCTGCTTTGTCTTTAATATCAATCCAATGACATAGAGACCTGATATACATAATGGCGATTTCAAATTTGCCACGATATGCTTTTAATTCATCAACTTCACGTTGCAATTCTGAGACATGCTTGTTTAGTCTATCAACCCTACGCTCCATAGGGGCAACAACAGATTCTATTTGGTCTTTTAGCATCTCGGAATAAGCTTGTCTTATCGTTGTCAATTCTGCACCGAATGATTCACGATCCATTTTCCCTCGTTCCGCTTTTGCCTTGTAAAATAAGACTATTGAGCCAATCAAAGCACCAGAGGCAGTAATAATTGTAGCTACATCATCAATCTTAATCATGCGATTCTCCTTTTGTACGATAACTTAACTTTAGGTATTATATCGCCACTAATAGCTAGATTATAGGTCTTGTCATTATGATGAATGCCACGTAATTTAAGCAGTTGGTTGAGTATAGCTTGGTCGGTGATTTCTTCCTCGGTAGATGACCTTAACGGATAAAGTACTCTGACTGGGTTATTTTTTGCCGCTTCACTAGATAACCAATCCTTGAACGCCGTTATCGATGTTGTTGCCATATTCAAGAAGCACAAGTTTTTACCGTCGCTTCGAATTGCGAACTGCTTGTCTTTTTGTGGGTAAGATTTTGAGTTATCAGAATGAGTACAGTATACATCGACATAATTAGCCGTTGAGTCGATAATATTATTGCAAATAAATATATTCCTTTGTTCTGGCGTTTTAATCCAGTTTTCTGAACCGTTTAGGCTCTTCTCTCCAACGTTCCTGACAATATACCACTTATCATTACGCATAGTAACGTAATCTTCATAGTTTCCGACTTTGTATAGCGTTGGAAGCTTCGAGGATAGACTACTGCTGACAAATTCTGTAAAATCTGTACTTTCGCCCTCTTTTACACAGGTGATTCTAAGTCGTAATTTCTTATAATTCCAGAAAGCTTGTTTTTGCTCGATATGATACGGAACCCAGACAAATGGACTATAATAATCATCACGTATATCGTTTACCGTAATCGAAGACTCTTTAGAAGAGTTATTCAGGTCTTCAGGTCTTAATACATCTTGATATGGTTGTTCACCTCTTTGGATAGGAATAGTATAGACAAAATAAGCACCAGGCCAAACTTTCTCAACTGAACCACCGAGATGTTCGATTTTTAATTTATATTTGCCTTCTGGAATATAACTTTTCGAGCCAAGAACATTTACTAGCGAAAATCCAATAGTTGGTGTTCCGTTTAACTCGAATGAACCGTCCTCATAAGTCTTAATTTCGACTCCGTTGACAGTAAGATTGCCGAACCTAGCATCGAAGAGGTTTTTACCTTGAGAGAAGACGGTTATGTCTTTTACACCCTTAATCTCGCCGAATGTCGGGGTATTCATTCCGACTGGAGCATAATCGTTGCCATCGAACGAACTACCCTTAAACAAACCGAACCTACTCAAAACTGAGTTAGAGCCGTTCCAGAATGTCTTCTCGCCTGTAACTAGATATACCAGAGCCTCGGAATAGACTGCCGTATCCCATGTGAATACCGATACTTGATTGTAGATAGTATTATAGTATTCGTAATTATTATTGTCTTTGCGTTTTAGTCTGACAGTTAATCGTAGGTTGGCAGTAGGGGTGTCAGCATACACAGAGTAGGCTGTGTTATTCTTGAGAAGGTCGGTAATTAGTTTCTCTTGGAATCTGACATTGTCTTTAGTAGTCGCACCAGTACACTTAATCATTCCATCTTCTTGTTTTAAGGTTAAGCCGTCAACAGTAACTGGCAAACTGGATGCAGCGTCATATAGATTGGTTACGCCACCTGTGTATGGTTCGTATGGAGTAGCAGTACTGCCTGCTTCAAGCTGAACATTAACGGTGTCTTTTAGTACTGTTCCACTTGGTGCAGAAATATATAGATATCCAGCAATAATTGGTAGCGTTGTGGTGAGAGTTTTAGAAGTAGAAGTTGCCGTATCGTTGATAATAGTTTCTGAGAATACATTATCAGCCGTTCTATACTTGAAAATAATCTTATGGTTGCGTGGGTGGTCAATGGATAACATGTAAGTTCCAACAGGTATCGGAGAACTGAAAACAAGATAACTAGAAATATTTGCCCAGTTGCTAGTCATTTTTCCTGAGTAGGTTGCAGTTCCATCATTTGTGACTGATGAGTTAAGACCGTTTGACATGCCTCCACCAAATATCTTTAGAATATTCTTGCCAGTGTATTTTTTCTGTTCTAGGTTGCCATAAATTGCATCAACTGAAACATTGACAGCATCTTTAGCTGTCATTTCACCATCGTTTAGTTGAATAGATTCTGCCTTAGACCAAATCTTCTCACCATTCCTGTGGATGTACTTGACATCACCCTCTTTAATACGGATGTCTGTTACTGCATCTAAGTCTTGACCACCAAAAATCATAATTCCTCCACAATAAAGTTCTTTTTCACAGTTGAATCATCAATCAGAGTAAAAACTAATTCCTCTTTGACTCCATTAGCTCCACGCTTGATGTATATTGCATCTTGCCTTAACTTAGATACGCTATTCATAGGTCTCCTCTCTACTCTTCTTCAGATTTAGCTAAGGCATCTGCTTCGGTTTCAGGTTCAGTTTCGGTCGTCTGTTCTGCTTCTTTGGTATCAGGGAGTGAGTCATCAACGATCGTAATACCGTCCTCAACTAATTTACCATTCTCAACAACCAAGAACTCCTTTGTGTCAGGAGCGAAAGTCGATGTACCTAGAATTGAGAAATCTTTACCAGTAATGATGAATGTCTGGTTGCTCCTCTTGATTTCAATAGTGCCTTTGCCGACCACATGAGCGAATGTCTTGCCTTTACTGTCTTTAATCTTACGCATATTATGCCTCCTTCTTGCTATTATATAATGTTACTTGCTCTTCTATCAACTTTATCATTTCTTCTCTGTCCATCATCTCTGGTATCCAATCGCAGCAGCAATTTCCGTGACTTTCGGGGCGTTCTTCATCTTTAGAATAGACTCCATGTTCTGCATAATCCTCACACACACATCCAGAGTGAACATGACTGCCACTAAGCTCCCATGTATAGCCTTTGACCCAATCTGCGTTTCTGTATGCGGTTTCTGTCATACTTCGCCATAATTCTGATGCCTCGTTTCTGGTGATTTCATATAAGTTGGTCTGTACTGAACCTGCCAAAACGTTCTTTGGACGGAATTGCTTGCTTGCACCTAATGCCTTACGGGCAATATCAAATGGCTTTTCTGCTTTAGTGTTAGGATTAACATAGTCTTTTAGAATCTTTACCACCTCTTGAGAGCCATAACCATACTTTGTGGATAAAGTAATGATGTTTTTTATCGTTCGCTCTGTGGAGACCTCTACACCTCTTAATCTATCATTAAAACTCAATCCGTAGATTCCAGTTGCAATAGTCGCCCAATTAGCATACTTAGCAGGGAGATTCTTCATATCACGGTTGAACGATTCAATAGCTTCTGTGTCTTGCACCATACGCAATAACGGGAGACTTTCTTCAAGGCATTGCTTTGCTTTGACAGTACTAATACGCTCTATGCCAACATTCATCACGATGTTGTATTGTGCGAGAAAATAAACAACTGCCTCTAATAGTTCACGCAATAATTGCTGTTGATTACTAATACCAGAGCTAGATGCATGCCTAATGACGGCACTAGTATTGTATTCTTCCCATTTGTCTAAGACATCTTGGACTTCACCCTCTAAACGGATTGCCTCAATCAAGAAAGGCTTGTACATTCCCCTGATGTGTTTTGATACCACCATTTATGCGTTTATTCTTCCTGAGAGCTTGTTTGAGCTTCGTTATTGCTTTGCTTGAGGATTGTAGTCAATAATCTGTCTGAATTAGCAGGTTCGGCTTCTGCACGCTCTTTGGCTTCTAATGCAGCTTCACGGACTTCTTGTGGCACATCCTTAATACGATCGCTTAGGATAATTTCCAGAGCCTTGCCTGCCGTAATGAGGTTGTTTTCATAAGCCCATTTCACACTTTCAAATGACAACGTAACGTCATCATTATCGATTGGTGGGAACGATACACGAACTGACGGTGCTTTCTCGACTAATTGCTGATACAGATAATCACTCATTAAAGCACGGCGTTCAATATAAGCATTGACAACTTTCTGAACAAAATGCTGGAATTCAAGCTGTTTTCGGACAATCTTGGTGATGAATACAGGAGCTTGGCTGTCTGTTGAGGCTTTACTTGAGCTAACTGCTGTACCAAATACATATTCAGGGGTTTCAGAACCTTGTACAAACAAATAAAAGTAGATTTCCAACACCTTGGACAAATCGTTCATGAAGCCATTGCCGTTAATAAAGTCTGCATCAGAATCTTTAGACAAGTACAGTACGCTATCTTGACCCCATTCAATACCATCTTTGTTGGAGCGTTGGTATTCTTGGTTATCTTCGTAATCAAGGGCTTGAGCTGCAAGACTCTTACCACTAGATACTTTTTGCTCTGTCGTGGTTGGGTTGGAAAGACCTCTAATCTTCAGAGTTGGCACTGCATTGTACTTAGAGCCTTTTGTAGCTGCCTTAATCACGCCTGAATAGTTAGCAAATAATGACAATAGGTTCTGGTAATCTGAATTGCCATAGACTGCTTCTGCTTCTGGTTCATTATGTAAGGCAATCACAGGCAAACTACGCTCACGGATGTAATCTCTAGGAATATTCTCGATCGTGCCATCTTCTGCTCGTGGGATGTCTTTATAACCATCACGGGTAATCATCTTCTCCCAGAGTGTTTCAATATTCTCTGGCTGGTTTTCCTCATAACGATAAATCCTAATGGAATCTGTACGGTACTGCTTTACATAGATAACGCTAGTTGCATTGTTGCCATACTTGTCTGTTTCCTCTACTCTACGCTTAACATCAAAACCAATGGTCTTTCCAGATACTGGGTCAATGATTTCATCAACGCCTCTGGCATCGTACTCGCTTAATTGTCCATACTCATCAATATGCAAATAAGCATCGCCATCACGGTAGCCATGCCTTGCAATGTCAAGAAAGATTTTCTCGTTGTCTTTGACCCATTGGTTGATATTGTCTTCTGCCTGTTCAATTAAAGAATCATTGTTGGGATTATCCAATTCAACGCTAAAACCCTTACCTAAGACATAACCTGCGGCTATATTGACTATTGGCTTACCTAGTGCAGCTGCAATTTGGTAATCTACACCTACTGAATTAACTGCGGAATTGTAATAAATCGCCCTGAACAGGTCATAGTTATTCTCGTTATAGTCAATCTCTGAAACTTTATTATTGACATACAATTTACTAACTAATTGGTTCGTGTTCGTCGGTTTTCCTGGCAACTTCCCCGAACCTGAACGCCTAAACAACTTAAAGCTATCAAATATACTCATGTATTCTCCTTAGATAAATTATAACATCATCGGTGGAGAATATCGACCTTACTACCATATGCATAGCCTTCTTCGCCACTCTTATTAAAGGTCAGTTGCCTTAGTCCACCATTTGCAAACCATGTAGCCATGAGCAAGTCTCCTGTGTGTCCTGAACCAAATCTCATCATGTAATCACACAACCTATCTACGAATTTGACCGTGAAAGGACTTGGGAGGTCTCCGTTCGAATCTTTTTGGGTGTTATAAGGCAAAATCCATTTCTCATTCTCGAACTCTACTGCAAGACTGTTAATACCAACATTCAAATCATATTTCTCGCCACCTGTGGAATACGGAACTATCGGAAGCGATGTCTTACCTTGCAAATCCCTTACGAGTGCTGCTTGGTATCCATTATTCTCTACCACGACAATATCACATTGGTATCTGCCACATAATTCAATTATCTTACGCTCTGTTTTAGCAAAATCTAACTTAGCCTCTTCTAACCATAATGGAATCTTCGCACCATTCATAAGCTCTGCAACTACTGCAAAAGCTGTGTAGTCTCCACTATCTTTGTCGCTAATGGCTAAATCTACACCAAGTGCAATAGCCTTTGGCTGAACTGGTAATGTCCATGATTCTGGACGATAAGTATATGTAAAAGACAGTTTCTTGCCAATTTCTTTTGCTTTTTGTAACCATTCATACTTAAAGACAGAATCTTCTGATGACAGAGCTTCGTTCATATAAGACTTATTAAATGCAACTGAACCAACTTCCTCTTTAAGTTCCATGAGCTTTTCGATAGACCATCTTTCTTGCCACAGTGCTGTTCCATCTGGAAGAATTGCCTTGTAGCGTTTACGGACATCATACGAAGGGTTTTTAAGCTGTTCATGTAGCAGGTCTTCCAAGTTCCAAGCCGTATTATGAACAACCAAGCCATCTGCAATAAAGTTGTGAGTCTCTTCTACTGTAATGTCATAAACAGATTGCTTCTTACTATTCTCAACAGTTTCAACAGTATCAAATGACAGTCCTCTGAAGTCTATGTCGTAATCTACTACATTATGTATGCCTTTATATTGCCAACTTTCTTTCCTTAGCGAGATAGACCAACTCGTAAACTCTCGTGGGGCTTTGCTGTTAGGGGGTTGAATGGTCCTTGTCCTTTTAAGAATTCTACCTACAACATATGAGCTTTCAATGGCCAATAATCTTAGGTCATTAACCAACATCTCATTGTTTAACTCTACTCGACTGGTGTTTTTGCTTACAGTATTTCCGTCTGCTGCTATCAGACCTTCTATAAACGCACTCCTCTCTGACATCCTTGATTTGAAGATCCATTCTGGTATCCTCTTTTCGGTTGCATGCTTATTAAGACCAAGTTCGTATATATCTTTACCTAGTTTAGTATCAAGTCTGTAATAATTGCCTCTAAGAATAGGCTTTCTACCAAAGAACCGTTCAAACAATAAACACACCTTCTTATTAAGCTCTTCATCAACACCAGGGGCGAAGCATATAGACCATCCACTGCCTTTAGATACCCATCCGTCTCCAATTAGAAATCCAAATAACCAACAAAAGTCCTTACCTGCAAAACCAAACTGAGTTCTTTTCTTATATCCATGTCTATTAGCCTTAATCCCAACAAGTGTGTCTCCAATAGAAATCTCATCAGCTCGCTTCCACGATAGCCTGCCATTTTCAAGCACCATAAATGGGTGGTTAGGCGTAACATCTAACTTGTGTATTTTTGTAGTTACTTTAATAGTCTCATGCTCTCCTTGTGGCAATACAGCAGTAACCTTCTTTCGCACTCGCTTACCAGTGTTTTCATCTATGGAAGTTACTAGTTCACCAACTTTGATGTCTTTTATCTTCTTCCATGTTCCATTAGCAAGTAGGACCATAGCATCTTCTTGGATACAACCGACATTTATCAAAATCCCATTCGGCTCTAGTACTGGCATTAACACCTCGTTATACCATTGCTTGATGTTCTCCCTCTGTGCGGCAGTCCTTGTGTTTTCGAGATTCAGGATATCATCACAAATAATAATATCTGCACGCTTAGACAGAATAGCTCCACCTGCACCCATAGCAGACACCGTCGGGTCCTTGTGTGTAGCTTTACGCCTGACGATGATTTCTTGGTTAGTCCATTTCTCGCCTGGTTCATTTGAATCTTCTGGGAACAGATCGCCAAACATCTCTTTATACATACTGTTCTTTGTGATTTTATCTTTAATTTCACGCAAGAATGCTTGTGCCTGACTGGCAGAGTTAGACACTATCAAGATACGGATATTCGGATTATTGCCAATCACCCATAAAGGATAGACGACAGTGAAGCAACTCGATTTGGCATGAGACCTCGGAGCCATAACACCAATACGTTCATTAACCCAACCTTTGGGGGCTGGTACTAGTTCTGCATCCATATCACCATCTTTTGGCGACATAAGTTTGTTCATCAAAATGTTGTACCATTCCTGATGATGCTTACTATTGTCGTAATCAAACACTACTTCTGCGAAATCTGCCAAATTTACCTTTGCAGCTTCCTTTAATAATTCACGTGCTTCAATTGCGTTTTGCATGCGAATTTCCATGTTTTCTTGTGTTTTTATGTCATTTTCTTGCGTTTTTTCATGTTTTTGTGCGTTTTTTTCGTGTTTTTCGTTGTTTTTACACGTTTTTTCGTTGTTTTCTTGTGTTTTATTGTTGCGTATCGGCATCACTATTCTCCACACCTAACTCAACATCACGAGCCATTCTACGTCCAATTTTCTTAATCTTTTCTTCAATGCTTACTACTTCTTGTTCATCTAATTTAGTAACTTGGGCGTTATTGTTCGTAATATTGATAGTAGTATCTTGTTTCTCTGCCACACCAGCTAATTCCATAATTACCCTAGCACAGTCTGCTTTGCCTTTCATTGCACCGTTATACATACCAAATAACATTGGTCTTAACAGGGTAGATGCAGACTCTCTAAGAATAACTTTCATCTCTTCTGGGTCATAATCCCTCCAGTGTTTCCTAACAGTCTTTACATGCAGACCAGTTAGCTTTGCAATTTCCTCATTAGTAGGAATTCTCTGTGAACTAGCCCATGTCTTGAATACTGCCAACCTAATCTGTTCCTGATTTCTCGCCCAGTCCTTTCGTGCCATAGGATGTGGTGTAATAGAGGCGAGTACTGCTTTTTGCAGGTCTGATGTCTTGTCTTTTGTGTGGTATAACATTTGATTACTCCTACGAACATTTCATAATATGTTTTGTCTATCTAATTTTATCATTTAAGCCCTCTATAAGCCATTTTGCGATGTGTTTTGTGGGGATTTGGTATAGTTTACCTATTCATTTGTATATCACTTTGTATGCGGTTAGAATGGCAAATTTAGTACTCTTTCGTATGGTGAACTTGCTTTGCGGGGTTTTCCGTCATTAGTGTATCCTTGGGGTTTACGCTTAATGGCGTTCCCGAATTTCTTTTTCAGGTAAAGGTAGGCTTCTTTCTCGCCCTCTGTGGAGCGGTACTCACTCAGTCCACCTGTGTTGCGGAATGTTGTGGAGTTTTCCAGGAATCTAAAATCTACTAAACATTTCCTGTGGAAGAAAGCATTTATCAGAACCAAATAATAATCCTCACATAAGGCTACACCTCGTTCATGGTATGGGAGACTTATCTTACATCCCTCTTCACCTCTTAATACACCAAAAGCACCACCACTGAAGATAGCATTGAACTTAAATGGCGATTGTGGTGGGCAGTCTCGTGGATTGCCTGCAACTGTAAAGCCGAATAAATAAACCCCCATTTGCTTAGCTAAGTGGGCATCGGCTTGAATAACCTCATAAATAATATCTGGGTCTACTTCATTGTCCTGAATAACATCTGGGTTCTCGAATCTGATACTGGCATAGTGGTCTGGGTTGTATGCACGCATGAACTTGCCGATGTCGTCATCTAAGAAGAACACATTGCCATTGTTGACATTACGCATAATCCATTCACGGGTGTCTGCTATGCCGTTTTCAATCTCTCCATCTGGGATTGTGATGATTTCAGTATCAGGGTAGTGTTTGAGATATTCGTCATATTCCTCTTCACGGACTACTAAGCAACAGTTAGATACTGCCTTTAGGGTTGTAACTCTGCCAGCTCGTTTGTATGAGGGGATGACTACTTTTACTAATTCTTTCATTTCCTACCCTTATTCTTTTCCCATAATTCACGGAATCTATCAAAATCTACTACATGACCTAAACCTATTGCTGTGGATTTATAGGACTTCTCTGGACGAAGCTCTAGGGCATTCATGAGGTATGTCCAATCTATCTCGTTCTTAGAGATGATGATAGCGTAATTATACTTTTCGCTGAAATACGGAACAATCGGGTATTCTCCATCTTCGTCATCAGCCTCTTTCACAGCAAGCATTTTGTCTATTTCCTGTTGCGTAAAGCCCGTGTTTTCCAAGTCTGCGTTGTTGAACCCCTCAAACTCAAACAGACCTTTCATTACATTCTGAAGTTTCTCATTATCAAACGAACCCTCAATCTTGTTCAGGGCTAGATTGAGAATCTGTTCATTCTTCTCATCACAATCAATAACACGGACTGGTACTGTCTCTAAACCTAATTCCCTTGCGACTTTAAGGCGTTGATGTCCAGATACTAATGTGTTGCCAGTTCTCCTGTTGACAATAAGGCGTTCGAGAATACCGTATTTCTTAATATTCTTCTTCAATGATTGAAACTGTTGTCCACTTATTTTTCTTGGATTATAGACTGCTGGATTAACGGCATCCAACGCCAATTCAGTTTCCTCAACAACTTTATATTGGGCTTCCATACACTCCTTCCATATTTTTCTATTACATCTATTATACCATGAAAAATAGGGGTATCACCCCTATCTCAAGCATGGTTACTCGTCTTATTCCTCTTGCAAAATACAAGCTAATGGGTCTCTCTCTCTACATAGTACTCCAATAATAGAATCATTATACTTAGCTTTATGTTTACTCCACTCAATCTTCAATCCTGCCTTCTCAAACTCGTCACCAGTATAGACCTTAGCACCAATTCCAGATAAATAAGTGTCATATTCTGGATAACATTCTTTCATTATCTCAATGATGCCTAGAGACTTCGGTAAAGTTGGTTTTTTTGAATACATAATGGATTTCTCTACGCCTAAATATTTAAGAACCCATTTTATAAGCAACTGATTAAAGAGCCACAATTCAATAATATTATTATCACAGGCAAATTCTATTGCACCTAAACGGTATTCAAGAGATTTCCTAACCTTTTCATAGTTTGGCGTATTCCTGTATTCAAGATCCATAGCTTTAAGAATATTATGTTTTGTTTCTGCAACCCTAACAAACACATCACAGATAGGCGTAGCTACTGGCAACTTCTTTCTGTTAATTATCTCGACATTCACCCATCTATCATTAAACTTAACCCTTCTTTGGTATCCATTCTTTTCGAATTGGTCAAAAATAGCTAAATCAAACATGTCAGACTTGAGGATTTTGTAGAAAAAACCAGAATAAGGCAGGAAATCTGGCTGATGCATTGCTATCTTCATTAAAAATCTCCTTCAGCTACTTGCAAGCACTTCAATCCGAGACTTCGCCACATCTCGACAACTTGGCTGCGGTCATCTAAGACAAACTCAATATTATAATAAGGTATGATACATTTCTCAAATAATTCTCGCTTAACTATTGAGTCTTTTCTAATATCACCTTCAGGACGCATAACCAGTCGCACATAGGGAATATCATGTTTTTCTAACCACTTCCTTGTTTCTTCTCTACACACTTCATCACGTCCAGAGACTAAAATAATGAGACAGTAGCATTGTACTGCATCGAGTAAGTTCTTAATAATCGGGTCGACCTTATCTTCGCCAACCTTACTCCAGTCGTAGGGGATTCTGTCTTCCATGTGGGCGAGCGTGCCGTCTATATCACATATAATTGCCGTTGGAAGGCTTCTATCATGCTCATAGACAGCTGGTTCTGATTTTAAGTATTGATTATACATTCTACGAATTACAGTCTCTCCTACACCATTAGGACGCTTATTATCACGAACCATACATACTTCTAATGGAGTATCGAAAAACTTAATCTCGAACTCTGCATTGTATCTCACGGCTAAATCTCTAAAATACTCTTCATGTGTTGGGTTAAAGTTTGTATCGTCAATCACGACGTTCTTGCCAAGTTTAAGGGCATTCTCTGCAATTTCTCGTTCGGTTCTAATAACTTGCTTCTCTAACTTACCAGAGAACTCTCCGTTATTCATCATAGCTCTTAGGTCATCTTTGTTCACTCTAACCCAATTATGGTTTTTAGAGACTAACTCCTTTGCATAGGTGGACTTGCCTGATGCGGGGAGACCACGCAATAAAAGTACCTTCATTATTTCTCCTTTTCATATGCTCTTACTATAAATTTTTCAATCCAATCTAAGTCTGGCTTCATGTTTATGAACTCACTTTTTGATTCAGCCATGCTTATTCTCATATTCATATCGGACATAGCTGCTATTACTTCTGGAACTAGCCCCTGAATCTCATCAATATTCATAGGCTTAATCCTACGCATTAAATCGTAATAATCACAATCTTTAACACTACACTTAAACTCTCCAGTAAGTAGGAATTGTTCACATTGCCACATTACCCTCAGGAAAGCTATGGCGAATTTAGCTGTTCTTTTCTGACCAAGTAAACCAGTATCTTCAAAGTTATAAAACTTGTTCCATTGGTTATGGGCATAACCCCTACTAGCTGCTATGAATCTATGGGTGTCAATAAACTTCTTCCAGTTCTCTTTCATCTCCTGATGTGCTGGACTGGTTTCATATACTTTGTCGCTAAAAAATACTTCTAGAATGGTGGCATTGCCTTGGACTGCTTGTTTACAGAAATCAGCTAACTCATAACTAGTGTTAT